TATGACGAAGGGGGTGCTATTTTGACGACCCCCCCCCGGGGTGCTTGCTGAGACGTGCGAACGCTATAGTGAGTCCTTCGTGCTTGCGAAAGCTCTAAAACGTTCGAATCTCAGCAATTGTTTACTTGTTACTATGAATCTTTGGCTTGGTTTCACCATTAATACGAGTTACTTTGAAATACTGTCCCATAAAATCATTCTTGAGAATCTTGTCAATAGCAATCGATAAGAGTGCTTCATATGTTTCGTCACTCATGTCCGATGTATCAACATCAAAGTATCTCGCCAAATACCCTGAAGTGCAATAGCCTTTGGACTCGTCGAATCTGTACCAATTGTCGAAGTCATCAAAAGGATCAAAGGGGTTGTCTACTGTTGTGATCCAGATATGCAATGTATCTTTGGAATCAGTAGGACTTTGTGTAGCTAACTTCAGAGATCCGCCGTCTTTTGAATTTCTCATTCCCTTATTCTCCTTTCTATAAATATTTGTTGACAGTTGATACAGAAAGTCCAGTTGCTTCAGCTACTTCGGCTTGCGTATAACCAAAGTTAAGCATAGACTTTATCCTTGCTGCTTGAGAAGCACTAACAGTAACTGTATTCTTCGGCGATGCAAGCTGCTTTACTCTGTCTGAATCAGCATTGTTAAGTATTTGTGTAAGCTTTGATGTGCTGACAGCACCAGCTTGAATTGCAGCCCATTCTCTGTCTGTGATGTCAACTTGTACATTAGACTTAGAAGCACCAACCTTTGCTCTAGCTGCAGTTAAAGCCTGCTGACCAGCTCGTTTGATCTCATCTGCTGTCCAATCTGGATTAGCTGCCTGCTTCTGCTTTAATGTCTTATTAGCAATGATCTGTGCCTGTCTCTCTTTTGGTGCATTCTGTAATGCTCTATTTAGCTTAGCATTAAGACTAGCTACTTCTGCTGCATATACTTTCTTTGCCTGTGCATTTGTTTCAATATTCTGAGTAGCTACAAGATTCTTTCGTGCTATGTTTGCCATGGATTTAAGGGAGTTGGCATAGTCCGCATAGGCAACCTCTTTAGGATTAGGGTTCTTCGACAGTAATGTACGGGCATCATTTGTAGCTGCCATCTTAGAGGTCTTGACAGTTGCAACTTTCTCACCTTTAGATTCCCATACCCCGTCTTTATTTCTTTTCCAGTCCGTATAGGTACGCCCCGTAGGCTCCAGATGTACTTCACCAGTCTTAGGATCAATGTCCTTCAAACGAATCTGTTTTGTTTCAGGAACATAGGCTACTGATTTAGCCCGGGAGAGTAGGGTGGATGCACCTGCATCACTACTACCCTGGTACTTCTTCTTAAGTTCAGCAATACGGTTTTCCTCGTAGGACCTCTTATAGTCCAAGCCGTGCTTCGGTGCGTCAATAACGACCATCGAATGCCGTACAGCTCTTGCAATTTCATCAGGCTTTGCACCCTTCAATGTCATATCAGTAATCAGGTTGGAGATCTTACCCATTTCCAAACCTTTACGTTTCTCTGGGAGTTTTGCTGTAACTCCTTCAACACCACGATACACAATCTTAGGATCGAAGTCCTTAAGACCAGTGTATTCACTAATGTCAGATGTAGTAATCTTAACTTTAGATCTCGGTGAATTAGAAGGAATAACTACTGCTGTATCTCCATCAAAGTCAGCTCCTGACAATCTTTCTGCAACCTTAGCATTGATACCAACTGCATCGATCGCATTGCCAAGCATAGACTTTCCTTGAGGATTCTTATTGTTTACTTTAAGCTCAGGTATCTCGAATGTTCCTCCATGAGGGAATCGAACAAGACACACAGTTTCACCATTCTTGTATGATGGTGCATAGATCTCGTTATCCTTCAAAGAAGATACAGGTAAGATTACCTTTGCACTCTGTCTTGGAAGTGCTGCTGCTTTAAGATCTACTGCCTGGCTGTTGCAACCTTCGGCAAAGTCCGCAAGCAGTTTACGCTTAACAACAGGGTTTGTCATTTTGAGGATCTTATCAAGCTCATCCTGTCTATTATCAATTGATAACTTAAGCTGCTTCTTAATCAATGGGAGCTGCTGTTTTGATAGGAACTGAGAAGCAAGGTTCTTAGAATAGTGGTCCCAATCGCCTTCTTCCTTAAGCTTGTTGATAGCTCCTAATTTTGTGTTGCCATCTTTATCTTTGTAATGGTACTGTCCATTCGCTTTGATTGTTGCTCCAAACGGGTTGTCTGGATCGTCTTTCATCTTTTTGAAGACGTCCATCTTTGGTACATCACTTGTTTTGTTGGTATTGAACACAACATCCACACCTTTTGGCATGTTGTCCGAGTAGATTGCCATACCTTTAAGGTAGTGTGTTCCATCGACAGCGATTCTTACCTGTGCATAATGTGAGTCGCCAAGGTCAAGGTCAGCAATTCCTCTTCGAAGCTCAATGACTCCATCTTTCTCCAGTCCACCTTTGTCGCCGTATCTTACAGCAACACGGCTTGATGAAATACTTGATGGGTATTCAGGAGCCCAGAATGTTTCTCCACCATCATGAGAATACTCTTCCAATGGCTGGATTCTTTCAGTATGCTGCTGTACATCTTTCCATTCAGTTCCTGGAGGGCAAAGGACTTTAGTAGTCGTATATTGCCCTTTTTGGTTGATCTGTGGAACTTTGACTGAATGCACTTCATAACCTGCTTCTTTTAAGATCTGCAGAGATACATCCAATCTTGTTTTGGTGATACCGATTTCTCTTTCAACACCGGTACCAACATCTACAAAGTTCTTAGTTCCAACTTTCTTTGCTAAAGCTTCAGCTGTGTTGATACATGTGTCTTCCTTAAGTTTTTCGCCTTGGTTCAGTAACGATCGAACTGTTGACTCTTTCGATGCTGAATTGAACATAAGCTCAGCTATTTTGACGTTAGAGTAGCCATGCTCTTTTAACTTCATAGCTCTGTTGATTCGATCAACTTTCTCAGCATTTACATAAATTGACTGCTTGTTTCGGAACTCAGTTGTTTTCAAGCCCATAGATGCAGCGATCTCTTTCTCGCTTTTACCTTTAGCTTTCATTTCCTTTACAGTCTTTAAGAAGTCTGCATTGTGCTGATAAGGGTTGTCTCCTGAACCCCAAGGATATCTCCCCGAATGCCGAGGAGTACCGTAGTGTGCTAAGTAGCTCATTCTATGCCCTCCTCTTTCTTAACGGATACGATAATCTTGTCGAATGACTTGATCTTGTCCATAATTGGCAGTATGATGTCCGGTGTAGGAATCTCTTTAAGAATCTCATTATTTTGATAGATCCTTAACTCGATCCCAATATCTCCAGGTTTGATTCCATACTCTAAGCAGAACAGTGCAGTATAGATTTCCAACTGCTGCATGTGTGCAGGAATGTCACCTGTTTTCAAATCATGAATTCTAAGAAAGTCTTTAGCAAACTTAATTGCGTCTGCTGTGCCGAAACAATTCTCAGAATAATATAACACCTGCTCTGGTGTCATTCTATATCCAATTGCATCATTGACATGCATGTTAAGTGTTAAAGGTGATCTTGGCAATCTCTGTCTAAGCTTAATACATTTTGCTGCAAACTCATGTAACTCTGTACCTTGTCGAGCTTTCAGAAATCTGCGATATGTGTGTTCAAGTTTCTCGGAATCGTAGTTTAGCCAATGATAGGAGCTAGCCCCGAGATATGCGTGATCTCCTTCTTTTACTTGTGAATGTTTCCTGAATTCCATTATAAACCTCCTGCTTATTTTGCGGATAGATGAAACTTCCATATTGTCCCATTTCATTCGCTTTATTTACATAATAATCCTGGTTGGGTCTGTGACTTGCTTCGGCATCTCTTTTAACTTCGAGTAATGCCCAGCCATCTCTATCCAATAAAACCAAATCAGGAATCCCCTGTTTGTAGTTAGGGTCGTTCTTTAAAATAATAGAATCTGGAAATAACTCATTTAATTCTGAAATTATATCAGATTGAATTTTGTTTTCTTTTTTCATTGTTCTCCTTTCGTAGGGCCGGAGGTAAACGTAATGGCAGATTGTATTTTTAATAAGGAGGTAATACAACAAATTCAAAAGAGCCCCACGAAAAGGACAAACAAAAAGAGAAAGAGACTGTTACGCTCTCCTCCCCTATAATAATCAATGTTTTTTCGCGAGGCTTTTTCGTAAGAATATTAAACAGCTACAGAACTTTAATTAAATAAAGCCCTACGAAAAGGCCAAACAAAAAGAGAAAGAGGCGCTCACGCTCTCCTCCCCTATAATAATCTATGTTTTTTTCGCGAGGCTTATTTTATGAATGCAGACTCGTTGAAGTTCTTTTTCTGAGCTAGAGCTCGAGTGATCCGAAGTTCGATTGGACTTCTACATTTCAAGTGAAAGTACTTAAGCTCTTTGTATGGTGTGGTAAGTCTATCGATTCTTCCACTAGCCTGTTTCATCATTTTGTATGAATAGTTCTGTGAATAGAAAACCATTGTATCAGTCTTAATACAATTCCATGCTTCCGACCCAGCATTGTACTGAACTAGGTAAATCCATTTTGAATTACCGAATGGTTCAGGATCATGTCTGTGCCCATTGAGTTCAGCGATTACAACATCATCACCAAAGTCAATGTTTTTAATTATTTCCAATTCGTAATCAAAGTTGTAGAACACTATCAGTTTGTTGTGTTGATCGAAAATACTCTTCAGTGCTTCAGCTCTACTTTCATCAGCATAGCAGATTCTTCTTAACTTGTAACACAACTCACTAACATTTTCTATCGGTTCATTCTTTTCATAATCCCACCTGTCTCTCATAAGAGTTTTATAAGCTTCTCTATCATACGAGCACCACACATCTTCATGATGTTGAACTGCTGGATTTTGATACGGCATATCAACTAACACTCTTCGCCTTAATCTATTCAGTCTTTCAGTTCCAATGAATTTCTCAATTTGTGGAAACTTGCTAAACCTGGAATATACACAATGCTCCGCAGTGAACTCACTTTTGTTCTTGTAGTATCCATTAGCAATGAAGACTGGCATGTAATCCATGTAATTGTCTCCTGGTGTTGCTGATAGTAATATCCATTCGTTGGACTTTGCAATCTTTAGGAATGACTTAGTCCAAGTTCCATATCCAACTACTCGCTGTTCGTCAAAAATAAAGAAGCTGTTTTTAACGTCGACATACTTTTTAATATTGTTCCATGAGTCTATGACTATTTTATGATCATAGATCTTGGAATCATCATCTGGCGTTAAGTAAAACCAACTCATGTCGCCAAGCCATTCACCGCTATCTCTTTTCTTAGCAGTTGTTATGATGTAGAGATCTTTTGGATTTTTCATCTTTGACATTGGCTCTACAGTTCCACCATTTTGAATATAGTAGTACGCGAGTCCAGTAATTGATTTACCAGACCCTGTACCACCACAAAGTATACAGCCGTTATGCATTTTTGTTATTGCACTCCTTTGGTGCGGCTTCAACTTTAATTCCATACTAATCTAAGTCAGCGTATTTCTCGGCGAACTTGTTCTCACGAATTGTTACATACATTGAATCAACATATGCAGTAATTCCAGTACGACCATTCATCTCCCATTCGTAAGGACGGATTGAAAGATCACAGTTTACAATGTCGACTACATCCAGCTGTGCTACTGTGTCTTCATCCAGCAGATTCTTGTGCTTACCGACAATAAGCCATACCTGTGTGTAACGATTCATATTGAGTTTAACAGGCAGAGTCCATTCCTGCTCAGAGTCATCTGCTCCTTCTGAAAGAGGACGCTCTTTTACATTCCATCCTTCCTGTCTCAGTTCATCAGCCATTACTGTATCATCAATTACAACACTGAATCCTCTTTTACCAGGATTGAATTTATCTCTTTCTCCTGAAAAGTTCTTCCAAATAATCATTGCGCCTTCAATGTTAATATTGTTTACGTTTGCCATAATAGACCTTCCTTTCTATGCTGCCATATCGGTATGTTCATCAATTGCAAATTTCTCAAAGTCACCAAACTCTGATATAGTTTCTATTGCTTTATTAGCAAGTTCCTCATAATAAGACATGTCAATCTTATCCTGAATATTGTTTGTTATTACATCTTCAGATTCGAGCCAACGGTACCCCTTTGTTCCAGATGGTGCAAAGTACTTATCGTCTTTTACTCTGAATAACTGAGCTCCACCGCAGCCTTCTTGGATTGGGCAGAACTGACCAACTTTACCAACGAACTTATAGTCGTGTTCGTCTTCTGCCAGATTCTCGTTAAAGTCGAGGTCAAGCTCTCCACCATTGCTGACGGCGATTGTCTGACATAAGTCATTGAATTCAATCTTTTCATGAGTGAAGAGTTTCTTGAATACATATGGTACTGCGAACTGAGTTCCAGTTGCCGTCCACCCTTCGCCTTTCTCATATGCAATGTAGACTGCATTGTTTACTAAGCAGATTTTCTCATACTCAGCTTCGATCTCGAATGTATATCCATACTTCTTTCCGAAGTCATAGATGAACTGCTCAACTTCCGGTGTCGGATTATCGATTTTGATTGAATCGGTCTTGATGTGAACGACGTGTGCTCCAAGTTTCTCAACTTCGCCTTTAAGTGTTGCCATGAAGAGTGCTCCACGTTTAGCAACGATGTTGTCGATGTTTCTTTCATCCTTGAACAGATTACTGAAGTGAGCTGATGTCAGTCCATATACAGAGTTAATTACAATCTTCAGAGCCTTAGCAAGTTTGTCGAGTTCTTCCTTAGCAAGATTAGCAAACCGAGCAAATGCTCCGCCGAACAGAGTCTTTAATGCTTCAACGTCACGATGCTTAATAGCAATGCGAGCATCAACAAGATCTTTAAATCTCGCGGTATACTTCTTACCAAACAGATTAAGCGCGATTACAGAATGTGGATGCATAGATGCTACATCAAATGTTTTGACATTTCTGTACATTCCAGGATCAGCAATTACCAATCCACCCTCATTAAGTTTGATGTCACGATACGTTGATACACCATGATCAAACTTGTATCCTTTGAACTCATTGATCGGATTGTAGGTTTCATTACCATCCATATCAACAGAGATTCCTGTAGACAGATCAGTATATACAAACTCTCGCTGTGGATTCTTGTCTTTTCCAAAGATCAGTTTACCAGACAACATGTTGTTTGTATCGTTTGGACATCCGCCAGCAATTTCAGCTAAGACACATCTTGCTTCAAAGTCTTCAATGTTAGCTTCAAATGTAGCTTCTGTTGCAATGACATCATTGTCACAATACTCAGCAACCTTAGGCCACAGTTCTTCTGGTACTGGCTGATCCCAAGGCAATGCCCATTCCTGATGATGAATACCTAACTCGATTTCCCACTTCTTCAGACTCTGCTTCTTAGCACAGAAGTCATAAACATCTGTATAGCTTAAGTTGTATGCCGATCCGAAGAAAGCATTTGGACTCTTGTTAATAATGTCTTGTGAGAGCTGGAATAAAGCTTCCAATGAATATCCCATCATTCGAGCATACAGAATGTGGTTATCATATCTTCGACAGTTGAATCCAACAAGTTTCATTTTGAGGAACTCTTCAACTTCTGTCGGTGATGGATTGATCATCCTCTTACAAGGTCCAGGTTCTCCTCTGTATTTCCAGTTAACCAATAACAGGTTTGGAAACACCTCAATATCATAGAATACAATCCTGTCATCTTTTGGATTGTCAACTCCTGCAACATCATCAGAACAGTAATGAATCTTTCCAACCTGCTCTAGACAATAGTCTGCATGGTTTGTACTTGATGCTGCGAATGCTACAATATCATTGCGCATGTCTGTTACGTCGTAGTGCTCGCCTGACTCATATGCATCGTCAAGAATCTTTTTAATAAAGTCTACACTTGGTTTTGTACCAGGATGACTCTCTTTCCGAAGATTCTTTTTGATCAATGCTCGAATCATCTTTTCGCTGGCAACTACTTTAAAGTCTACCATATTTTCACTCCTTTTCTTTAACGGTAACCCTGAAGATATAGTAGCAATTGGAGTTGAGTTACATGCTGTTACAACTCTTCGCAATGCTCCTTTACCACTATAAACCTTGATCTCTATATTGTCGCTATATACATTGTCAAGTTGTTTAGGGTCACCAGTATAATAGTAATGCAGATGCACACCTGCGCCACTCTTTGAGAACTCAGCATATGTTGACGGCCATTGAGATGCCGCGTCTAAGTTCATTTCCTTAGACTTATTCCCTTCAGCATCTTTTAGATCAAAGTCAATGACTATTAAATTCTCTGGAACTCTAACATAGTGAAGTTTAGTAGTATCCAGATCCTTCAATGTTGTACCAACTCGATCCCACGCTTTTGATGGCGCATCGCCGCGTGCATATTGTGCTGGGCAATCTTTACACACTTCATCTAAGATAGATTTAGTGCTATCCATTTTGAGCCATGATTCTTTGGCTTCGTCTGGCTTAAGCTCTTTGTCTACGAACTTATCTTTCTTGAAGCCTTTGTAATAGCTTCTAGCTCTTGTTCCATCTTCCAAAGTAATTCTGTCGAGAAACTCATCGAAGTAATCTTTCAAGTCTTCCCTGAATTTGTACATTGGCATTTTGTTTGGGAGCCCAGTGTTGTCGCAATACTCTTTATACAGACTATATGCTGCTTTTAATGTTGTTCCATCATCCTTCTCAAAGAACGGATAACAGCTTTCTACGAAGTTGAAGAAGACGTCCGTTTTGAACATCATATCCAATGGCTTATATCCATCGTAGTAATGCTTTCCGTATTTCTGGTATACTTTGAGACAATGATTAGCTATAGCTCCAAGCTCATATGGAATCTGACTCATGCATTCCTGGTAAGTATCTGGCTCGAGTAATTCGCCAGTTGGCTTAACATCAATCAGTCGTCTTATAATACCTGACTTTGCATCAGTGATTTTGACTGGTCGGTTTGTACCCATGAATAGCATACTGTTAACTCGCATTGGATACTCAGCTTTATACTTTTCAGAAATGCCGATTTCCTCGTGTGCGATTATAGAGTTGAGAAGGGTGTTATCTTCAATTCTACTTAAGTCACCGTCATGTTGAATCATTACCAGAGGGTTATCTTTGAATGCGGCAGTCGCGAATGATTTTGACGGAGTAGCTAAGTCTTTAGCATTGAATGTTCCGCAATATCCTTCGAACAGCTTTTGGATGATGTTAAGGATTGTCGACTTACCTGTTCCAGCTTCACCATAGAAGACTAAAAACTTCTGAATCTTTTTAGAGTCACCAGATATAACTGATCCAATGGCCCACTCGATCTTTCGTCGTTCTTCTGCATCATACAGAGTTGAGATGATTTTGTCATAGCCCGGTGTCTTGCCTGCTTTGATGTCGTATGGTAAGGTCTTGGAACGATAGTCCTCTTTGGTTGCCTTCTGGTTTAGGAATGTAATATCAGAATCTAACTGTATTGAAGACGACGGACTAAGCTGGCAATACTTCTTGTACTTTTCCCAGCGTCCATTGTCGAAGTCCCTTAAGTAGTCTTTTTCGATTTTGCTGGTTGTGGTCTTGCTAACTGTTTCATATACTTCATCGATCAAACGATCTACATAATCAACAACATCGTATTCATCAGTAGACCATCTGTTATTCTTCTCATCCCAGAGAGCATAGAACGCCTTACCTTTACATAACAGGTTATCAACTTTCTTAGAAACAGCAAACGTTGGGTGAATGACCGTGGCATCCCTAGACTTGACATATGAACTCTTAATTGTTACAAAATTCATACTTTTTCCTTTCCTGACCGTTTGGACACAAAAATGTGCTCTCAAAAACTTTTATATATTTTCATACTTTCCTAAAAAGTTTTTAAACTATATAAAAAAATGGGCTTTTGGCCAATAATAGGGTAAAATAGCACTAAAAAGCCACTTTTTCATCAATTTTTGCAACTTGCTGGCCATTTTTATTTTGCGCTTTTTCCTGTCAAAACGCTGTAAATATAGTCTGCATCGTCCCCTTTTACTACCGAAATCAGTTGTAATTTCCCTTTCTGGCCATTTTTTTCACTTTCTCCAGCGACCGATAACCAGCTTTCATGCTTCCCATCAGACGGATTATACTGCAAAATAAGCAGTTTTCCACACTCGGAATTTGGCACAAGCTTGCCAACATAATCCTCATTTTTTCCTGTATTTCCCATAATTACTACCTCAACTTTCTTTATTATTTTTATCTAAATCATCTTGTTATTTACGATGATGTCATGCATTTTATCAGCCTGATTGCCTTTCCAACATGCTACAGCTCGCAATCCAGCACTTTTACCATTCTCAATTTTTTCTTTAGCAACAGTAAAATAGCTAGGACTAGCGCCATCAGAAGGATTATATTGGCATATAAACATCTCAGATTTGTCCATATTAGGAATAAATTTCTTTGTATTTGCCATAATATTTACCTCAACTTTCTATTATTTACTACGTCTTTTTGCCATCATGTCGTTCGAAACCTTCTTGAAACCCTCGACAACGTTCCTAGAAATTCCACTATTATCGATGGATTTAGCAATGGTTTTAACCGGATATATAGACTCGTCATCGGTAGCTTTAACAAGTTCCGCCATAGACTTATTGTTGTAACGTTCCATCCCTACACCGACTACGACTACTTTATCTCTCGGTACATACTTCCCAGCATCCACAGTTACTCTTGGCTTCTGCTCCCAAACGAGCTCATTCTTACTGAATGCTTCTGCCAGAATCGTCATTAACTTGATATCATTCCTACGCTGTTTGGAAGTACCCGCGAATGGTTTTCCTGATTCTTTTTCCATTGTTTCAAGGTTCTTTGTAATTCGTACCAAGGCCTCTAAAACCATGTCATGTTGGGCAGCCGAACTGAATCCCTTAAACTCTTCCTTAGTCATCATCCTCGCTCCTTCCTACATCTTTAACCCAATCGATCTCTCCTGCAGCAAACGCATAAGCAATAGCATTGATAACGTCAATAGCTGAATCAGAGAATACACCAGCCGGTCCGTTCTTCTCTAAATATCTAGCAGCATTTAACACACTAACACGGCACTCGCTACGGCTGAACATAGCTTCTACATACCGCTCTACTTTTATTTTTTCAAGTTCATACTCTGATAATTTTGGGTTAATAATTTTTAGTTTGCTCATAGATGAATTTCCTCCTTATAATTTGCATTGAGATACTCGCACATCTGATCCCAAATCTGCATGCGTCTCAAGTTCTTTTTAGTTCCTTTGACCCACCATAAGCCGCCCTCTCCATCCTGCTTATACTGACGTGAAGCACACTTCTTAAGTATTACTTCATCATCCTCGGAGCAGTCAAGATAAAGGCCAAGTGAGTCAACCATTACGTTAAACCAGTGAGGTGTGCGGTCTCCAAATTCGTCATTTCCCATAATGGAATCTTCACATCGAATGGCTAACCCAACCATCATTTCAAGCCAGGAACACTGCTTATCAAGTAATGCTTGTCTTACTTCTGGATATCTATAACCACACTCATAAGCGAACGTAGAACGGAGATCGACACCGTCCGCAGCCCGGTTGGCGTCAAGTTTATGAGACCACTGGAAGTCAGTTGCGAACAGCCATTTGAAGCCCTGAATGTGCTCATTTTTGGCCGGATCAACGCTAATTTTACTCAAAAGCCACTCGAAATAGTCCATTTTGACCCTATTTTTGTCGATTTTTATCATTTTTCTCCTTTCTAGACTGTTTTTCAGCCTCTTTTTTCGCTCTTTCATATCTGTTGGCACTGTGTAATGTGTCCGGATAATAGTATTTTATCATAACGTTATCTCCTCTAAGAACTCTTCGTAAGTTACGTCCTCATACTGGACACAATCAATTTTGATGCCTTCACGAGCATTCTTTACGTACAGCGTGTCTACTTCAAACTCACCGAATGAGTCTAAGTTTTCCTCGCCAAGCATCTTAATACCGTCTACAATCTCTTCATCGCCGTTCTCAGAATATACTGCATGCTCCTTAGGCAAGTAATTCCATACAACTCTCTTAAGGCCATCATCTTCCATATACTCACTAGGATCAATCACAACCGGTCCAATTGCAGAGTCTACCTTATTTTCAACGTCGATCTCGTCGATTTTATCGATGTCTGGAGTCCGGATTTTGGCATAATTTACTCTTTCGAGCTTAGCATCAGCCTCTTTTTTACCTGTATCTACGCTAGAAATGCTCTTCTGGGTAGCTGAAGCATACTTTTTCAGGGCTTTTTCAGCATCTTTTTCCAGATTTTCCTCCATTTCCTTAACATCTTTGCTCTTTTTTTCCTCTTTTTTCTGGTGAGCAGCCTCATAATCAGCCTTAAACTGCTCAATTTCTTTGTCGATGTACTTTTCACAGGCCTGTTTCATGCCAAAATACATACCTACTGCACCTGTAGCTGCTCCTAATACAAAACTTAATACTACCTTTCCGCTCATTTATTTGCCCTCCTTATTCTCATGTCTACTGATAAATGTGTTAACTAAGCATCTGGCATCTGTACTGAACAAACACCCGTTACATCTGAAATCTGGATCTCCATTAGACTCCGGGTTCTTATCACAATAATTCTTTTTAAACTCTACTAAACATTCTTTTGCTGTCATTTTTTAATCCTCCTTAAGATACTTAGCATTAGACAAATCAATTGTTAATGATGCACGACAATCTCCACTACTGATAGATACATTGTATCCTGCATTGCCTAAGTAATCTGCAATATTGTTTGCAATTTTCTTTCCGTCCCTAGTAGCTGTGTCAACACCAAAAGAAACTAAATCAATTGAGATCTCATAGTCACATGTTTTAGGGCTCATATCGGCACCTAAAATCTGAACATCACGGAAATCTTCGATAGAACCGTCAAGGGATTTCCAAAAGCTATTACGACACGAATTGCAATAGTAGCAATATCCTTTAACACCGTCAATATTTTTCATTGGGATCGATCCTACTTTTCCACCGCACTTAGCGCATCTCATTTTGACTCCTCCTGTTCTTCCGGCTTAATCCAAGATACCAGCAATGCAGGATAACGCTTGTCTCCAGAAATTACAGAATGATATCCTAAGCTTCTTAAATATCCAATGATTGCCATAGTTATTTTGCGGCTTTCGTCTTCAGAAATATCAAATCCACGGGCTGCAAGTTTAATAGAAACATTGTAATTACCTGCTTTAGCTTCTTCTAAAATCTTCCGTTCAATCTCGTCGAGATATTCTTGGCACTCATTATTTACAAAACTTATACTATAAGCTTCTTTTGCACTAATCATCTCCTCTTACCTCTCTTTCTGTTTACCATAGCCATACCGAAATCCTGCACTGGTACATACTCCTTATTTGGATCAGCGAGAGGCCATTCAGTATGGTTCCAAGCCTCATATACTTTACGATTTGACTGGTTCTTATCTACACGAATATTATGTGTTACATTTGTCTCTTTCATTTTGACTCCTCCATTTTAGTGTACGGGTTATCTTTACAATGATACCTGCATGCTCCCTGATTTCTTACCTGAATATAACATTCATCGAAGTAAGGACATGCTAACTCTTCTTCAGTATACGTACGATCGTCCCTAGATGTATGTTCAAATTCCTGCATAATAACCTCCTTAATGCAAATCTACTGACCATGATACAGCTATGCACATTCCGATGATAATAATCACAAATTCTGAAATCAAGTCAATATCATGTTTCTTGAAAATACATTTTACGGCATGTACCACACCAGCAAACATAAGACCGCCTAAAATGAATAAGCTCAAAGTTCTGAAAAATATAAACACGCTATTCAATTCTAATCACCGTCCCTGTCTGAAAGTTGGCATAATACTTATGGTGCTTGTATATAACGATGTCGCCGTCCCAATCGCCACCAGTGTGAAACAGTTTGTGCAAGATAGCTGGTTTTCTGAACCAATCGATAATTCTCTTCATTTTAATTTCCTCCTAATTTTCGAAAAATGAAAGGAGATGCAAACGGGATATGAACCCGCATCTCTGGTATAGGGTATACCAGTGCACTGCTATTGTGCTACTACGCATCTCTTCTCATTATAAGCTTTGTTTTTTATGCGAGTTATTCAGGTTTGTTCATTGGAAAGTTTTCATCCCTAGACATTTTTATCCAGTTGTAGAATCGCTCAAAGCAATTAGGGCAAAGATCCATAACTGCTGGCATGTCAGTAAGCTTATCGCCACTCTGTGTGCTTAACTGAGAAGCTGACGCCGGAAACTTGTTTTCTCCAGCTTTGTTTTTCCACCATACAGTAATGCCATCATATACCGGGTTCTCTTTTTCACAGTATACATTACCACATAAATCGCATTTACAAATTCCTCTCATTATTTGTTCTCCTCCTTAAATGATTTAATCCAGTCACAGAACCGTCCAAAGCAGGCAGGACATACATCCATCATCTCTGGAGATCCTTTCATTGTTTCTCCATTCGGTTCAATAATATCATACTTTCGGTTTCCATGCATAGTAGTGCCAGTCTCTTGATCAGTATACCAAATCATGATTCCATCATAGTTCTTGTTCTCATCTTGGTGATACACTTTTCCACAAATATCACATTTACAAAATCCAATCATACCTAGACCCCCCTTAAAATTCCTTATAGTATTTTGACGTAAGCTTCTTGATTTTCTTAACAAATGACTTACTCTTGCCACTTTTAGCATAGCTAGTTTTGTCAGTATAATCTTCAAAATCAATATCGTATTCACTGCAATAGTTCCATGTAGAAGTAACATATACACTTTCCATAACGTTTCCGCCATAAGCATTTGATGCTGTATAATCCACCTTCCAAGTGATTGTCCTGTAGCCATCAAGAATTCCACACGCTTCATATACTTCAAAGTTATCTTTATTTAGCACATATTTAACCTTACTAATTTTCTTTATTTTAAATGAATCTGGGTTTAACAGTTCACTATCCTGGAAAACAGCCAGTGTATAAGCTAAATTCTTATCTGCCTTGGTATATTTAGTTTTGGCGTTTACTGGTTGAACCATAGTTAAGCACATAATAATCGAAAGTAATAAGCATAATCCTTTAGTAATTTTCTTCATTTTTATTCTCCTCTTCTTCACGTCTCTGGCGCAGAAAGTCATTTAACTGAATAAGTATTTTCTTTTCAATCGTATCTCCGATACCAGGTATGGTTGTAAGTCTGTTATACTTAACCCATTCAATCAGCTCTTTAATGTCTTTAGCTCCTCTTTTAACTAAGAATTTTCTAGTTCTAGGTGTAATTGACTGTAGATATCTGAGATCGTATGGATCTTTATAGACTTCTTCACCACGAAATAGCCGTACCTTAGTAATTATCTCATATATTCGCTGTGTAGAGACATATTCGTCCATCGCTATCATGCGAACGCTGTCTCCACTCTGCCAACGCTTGAATATTGCCAGATCGCGTTCCGTTACAGTCCAGTTACTCATTTTTCTTTTGTCGCACATAGAAGTACCCCCTATTCTGTTACTTTCTTTATAGCAATATCAATTGTGTTCTTAATAGGCATACGCATATCTGCCGCATTGTCGAGTTCTTTCTTCTCTACAGAGATGCTGAATCCTAATTTATCTTTTACAGAATCGAAATGAATTCCTAATCCTGTTATGACTACACCTGTTTTGACACCGGTTTCTTCCTTGATCTTATTGAGACCTTTGTAGACCGCTCTTACTGAGTCGAATATGTTGTTTACTATATCATGCTCTACTGGATCGTCCTTAGGGAAGTTAACAGTTGCTCTAACAGTTGTGATCTCAATGCTTGCTTTCATCAGAGTCTTTGTATTGATCTCGTTGATGTATGCATAGATGTCTGATATATCTTTAGTTACACAGTCGGTTGAGAATTCCTTCTGAACTTCATCCTCGATCTCGAACACCAGGTATACACACATACTCTCGACATCTTGATGCAATCCAATGTCAGAAATTCCATAGATCTTAGACTTTAAGTCGTGAATACCAAAAGCTTCCAGGATTTCTTTTTCTGCTTCAACTCCTAAACAACGATTAAAGAGTTCGATGTATATAACATTGCCTGATAAGACTCCATAGTTACTTTTAGCAATCGTATAGAGTCTATCAATTAGTTTATTGACCGAACTCTTTTCATATGGAAGCATGTCGCACTTTAAATAAACTTCTTTCATTTTTATTTCCTCCTTAATCCATCATTTTTCTCATAACTTCACACAGTGTGTTCTCAATTGGAATCGTTATATCTACAGCTTCGTCGAGTGTAAACTTCTGAATAATAATCCGGTATACAAGGTTGTCCTTAGAAGCTTCAATTTCTATACCGTCGGTTGTAATTTTAGCAGCTATTTTGACATCTGTCTTCTCCTGAAGTTCATTAAGTCTTGCATAGACTTTTGCAAATGCCTCAGCAGCTTTACTATTGTCGATATTTTCTTCATTGTATATTGCGTTCTTCATTTCTTTTTCTCCTTCTTTACAAATATATTTGCCAGACATTCACTGCATAAGTTTTGCATTGGCACGCCTTGAAAGAACTCTAACTCTGTGAGCTCGTTTTCCTCACATTGCTCACCGCATCCATCACATCTATACACCTGTAGCCTCCTTATAGAACTTATTAGCGCCATAAACTTTGTTGAGCATCTTTTTCATTTCCTCGGCTGTCATAGAACTTATTAGCGCCATAAACTTTGTTGAGCATCTTTTTCATTTCCTCGGCTGTCATAGATCCTATGTCACTTTTATTGCTTCCTACAGGCTGACCGATGTATGCGATGACTGGTTTTCCTTTGAACTTAAGCTGTCCGTCCATAGTCAGTTCGGTATTGTACTTGTAAAACGCATGATCTTTAAAATACTCTACAATGGCATCCATATGCTCATGCTTGATTACAACGGCGTCTGCATCTGGGTTCTTATTATATTCTGTTGCTACAGCGATTGAAGCGCTTGCTATAAAACATATTTTACTCATGTTTCTCATTTTCTCCTTCCTACGGTCCTAGACCGCCCTTAGTAGCACCACTGCTGCCAAGGGTAATCTAATACACCGTCCCTAAACATTATCTGTTCGTCAATTCATCTCTGTGATACTTCGCCGTAAATGCAGCCATCACAGTTGAAGTCGATCAGTAATGTTCTCTCATTTTCACCAGTTTCCTCATTCGGAATCATAACCCACTTGGTCAGGAATGTTACATTGTTGTCGAACTTACCATAGTCCGGATCTTTCTGGCTTCTGTATCTCCAACCATGAGTAAGACCAATATCAGTAGGCTTCAGACCGATCATACGGTATACGTCGTTCAGTGTCAGGATTCCTTCGCATTTTAACCGTGTGTCTGCTTCCTTCTCACGCTGTGCGAGCATGAACTCATTCTGAGGATTGTCGTTGAACCACTCAGTAGAGTTCTCACGTGTGAAGAGTCGTGCATATGGTGAACCGCCGAAGTTTCTAATGATCTCCTGCTCTTCAGTTACTTTCTTCTTTTCACCTGTCTCTGGATCTGTCTCAGTCTTCTTGACTGTTTTCTTTTCAGAACCATATAACATTTCTTTGTCAACTTCCTCACCATATTTGTTGATTACATTCTGACGGTAAGTCTTATAAGCCTGAGCAATTGCCGCACAGGATGCTGCTAATGCTGCCTGACGCTGTTTCATAATGTGATGAGATCCAAGAATGAGTCCGATAGATACTGTCTCGAGAATTACAGGACCTGCATAAAGCTTGATATACTCTAATACTGTTTTACGCTGTAACAGAACCATATCGTTTGCTGCAGTCTCTCTTGTGTACGGCTTATTGAGGGAATCCGGATCTTCTTCGTACATTGCTGCTTTTTCTGCAATATTCTTTTTGATAGCTTCTTCATTTGCCTTTACTTCTGACACTTTAAGTGTAGCTCTCTGTGTCATGATCAGAGCTCCAATACCTGCTCCGATTCCTGCAAATAACATGATTTCTGGTGAGTTCATTTTGGTCCAGGCCTTAGTATGACCTACTACTGTTGATAAACTTGTTACTGCTGTGTCTAATGCTTTCATTTTATTTTCCTCCTTGTAAATCAATAATAAACTCTAATGCATACTTTCCTGCTTCGTCAGTAATGTGGAATCCCTTAAAGACCTCATTCCACGGTATAGTTACTGATAAGTTATCGTCCTCTTTAGAGAACATAAACTTTGTCTCTTCCAGAATATCCCGAATTGAGAATCTATGGCTGTTGTAGCTAAGATATCTAAAGAACTTGATAGCGAATGTGTCTCTGCCGCCTTTATCGTCGAACAGAAGTTTCGTACATGTTCCTTCTGGCATATCTGTAGAATAGTATACTTCTACACTTCCCCAAACTGTAGACTTGTATAAGTTGCATTTATCACTCGTAGCCTGCATCTCTTCTAATGTGTCTAATGCATCCTTCTTGTAAACTAAATCCAAGAAATATTTATCTTTTATAGAACGCAGTCTAAACTTTGCAAAGAGATCTTTCCATGGAAGCTCAGTACTGAAATTGTCTGTGCCATCTGGATCAATGAAATTTGTATCAGCCAAAACATCTCTAATAGAGAATTTATTTTTCTTGAACTTGTTAAAGAAGTTGCTAATAAACATGTCTCTAACCAGTTCACTCGTAAATGCAATTGTGACACATGTTCCTGGATACATCTGAGTAGAATAGTACACTTCTGCATGTCCAGAAATCTTTGACTCATAGATAACACATGGACCATGTTCAGTCTTGATTTCTTTTGGGGGCTTTGAATTGGAATTTTTGTAATAGAATACTAATGCAAAATTTCCATCTTTTTTAGTTAATGCAAAGCTTGTAAAGATGTCCTTCCACTGGACTTTTTTCGAGAAACAATCAGCTGCTTCTGACAGAGGTACAGAGATATCGGATAAAACATCTCTGATAGAAAACGGCTTATAATCGGTGCTTGTAAGCCTTTTAAAGAAGCTATCAGAGAATCGTTTTCTAGCAGCTCTGCTGTCAAACATAATTGTTGTACATGCGCCAGGATACATGTTTGCAGAATGATATACTTCTACATGTCCGAGATCATTTGATTCGTATATAACACACGAATCTTGTGTTTTGTAGTTGAATATCAATTCATACTTGCCATCATCTTCATTAATAGATAAGTTATCAAGAACTCTATCCCAGTATACAAGCTCGTCCCATTTGTTCCACTTGTTACCTTTTGTGATTTTGAATTTCATCTCTAATGCGGCATCTGCAATAGAAAACTCAGTATATCCTTCGCTAATCATATTGTAAACTACGCTCTGGAATTCTTCTGCAGCGTCCCTAGATTCGAAAACTAACTTTGACGGCATCCCATTCGGTTCCTTGGATTTTGCAAAGATTGTCATGTTGCCATACTCATTGGAAAACCATGTATCCCACAGGATCTCTTTATTGCCTGTATCCTGAGTTGATGCTATATCATCGATAAGGTACTGAAGATAATTTTGTGCTTTCTTCAGATCCTCTACGCCGTTTTTTTTCTGGAATCTGAACAAATACTTCATAGTATTCCATAGCATTGCGGCCTGCTTTCCTGGCAGGTCCTTAACCACATCATTCAGAATATCAATAGCTTCGACCCCAGCAATATTCTGATAATGATCTGGATGATTTACTTTGTTTCCCATTTCTATACCTCCTTATTATTTCTGTGATTTAACTGTCATAGTCTTACCACACTGCGGACATGTCACATAAGACTCAAAGAATATAGGCAGCTTAGTAATAGATGGAACAAATCCATCTGGTACCTTGTAGGGACGACTCTGAATATCTTCTTTTTCATAAGAGAACTTACAACCGCAGCTATTGCATTCTGCCACGGTTTTAGTTCCTGGTTCAATAATTTTGATCATTTCTGTTCCTCCTTATTTTACTTTGTGCCGCTTGCCGCAACGTGGACAATTGATATAAGATATAACTGCTTTTAACTCATTTCCAGCATAAAGATTATAGTTCTGAATGCTCTCTTCACCATAAGCGAATCTACAGCCACAGTTTTCACACTCGCCAATCGTCGTGTCTCCAAGCTTTATAACATTGATCATTAGTCGAGTTCCTCCAATCTTGGCATCTCCAATACGTATCCACCGTCTCTAGACTTTCTGATATGTGCTCCACCAAGTTCATACCATCCATAGTGGAAGTCATTTGCCTGCGTTGGAATACCGAGTGACTCGTATACATCTCCTACTGATACAGAATCATACTTATCAAGATACTCGGTTAAGGTATCAAGAGTTAAATCTGCATCTGCTCGAGTTTTGAATCTGATGTTATCCATATCATATCTAGCCCGTCCTCGAGGAGCTGATCTACGTCTACGGCTACCAAACTGATCATCGTACGGTACTCGTTCAATACTTGTACGGCTGATGTTGCTACGTCCATGTGATTTACGTCTTGTATCTCCGTAGAATGCCATATTGATAGCACCTTCAACCATATCAACGAATGTATCTTTTAATGCTGGAATCAGAACATCATTGAATATATAAGATCCAACACCTCCAGATTCATCACTTAAAAATGTTTCTCCGAATTTCTGACCCAGGGATTTTTTCTGAGTCGTTACTCTATTCTTTACTACTTTTTCAATCTTCTGACGCTCCTCAGCTTTAGTAGGTTTCTTCTTTGCAGCCTTCGCGCCAGTAGCAATCGAGTTGCTTTCCAATCTTTCCATTCTGGCTCCTTTCTAAAACAAAAAGTCTAAGACCATGTTTTCATGATCCTAGACCTTAAGATTTCCAATCTTATTAAGTACTACTTTTCGTTATCAGTCTTATCATCCTGATCCGCTTCATCGATATCGTCTTCATCGTCCGCTTCACGATAGTCTGCATCTTTAGCATCCTTAGCCCTCTTCAAGTCGGCTTTCTTTTCCTTAGCTTTCTCGACCAGCTTCATGCCTCCCTTAATCGCTGCTTTACCCAGCGTATAAGTTCCGACAGCAGCTAGAGCAATTAAGCCAATTCCAAGTTTACCTAATGAATCGTCTTTAGTCTCCTCAGTTGCAGGCGTCGTAGAAACAACGTCTTCTGATACCATAACCTCTGTGTTCTCGTTCTGTAATTCTGACATAATTTTGTCCTCCTTAAAATATTTTTATATCTCTCATTATAATATATGAATTTTTTGCGAGCCTACATTATCTCACGATAGTCAAACCTCGGGTTTGCAAAATATCCAACAGTCAGGCACGGCTTCCCGTTTCGTAATGTAGAGTCGAACTGAACATCCAGATAAGTGTCAGGAGTCCATCCTACATCATCACCAACTTCCACATGGTTTGCGTCTACTTCGTCGTAGAATTCGTTTAGAGATATAAACATTTCTCCAGAGAGGAATCGATCTTTGATCCTGCTAACAGCCTGCAATACATCATTTCTTGTTGAGTAGAATATATTGCCAGTGAACAGATCAATACAAACTTCTTTTCCGTCAGGAACACCTTCGAACTTAGATTCTGGGATCTCCTTTACTTTCTCGTCTCTAGCAGCTTTGGTAGCTTTAGCATCAGTCTTCGATGATACCTTAGCTACGTTTCTACGGTATCTGTCGTATGCATTGGCTGTAAACTCATACATTGCTGTCATGGCGGTGAGTCTAGCTGTGCTGATCTTATACGACCCGACAAATGCTGAGATGCTTAATGCTCCTAAGATTACTGTAGGGACATAGCACTTCCAGCAAGACTTTACAATCTGCTTAGGTCCAAGTTCTTCGAATCTGTAATTCATATCAGACTTTGCTACAGACATTGGAAGTTCTTCATATTCGATTTCTCCTCTCTCGTATCTGTTTGCAATCTCCTCGTCCATTTTGTCGATTGCCATTGGGGTAGCTTTGACTGCACTGATTACTGTAGCAGCCAGTCCTCCGATTCCAGCAATCATAAGAAGCATCGGTGCATTCTTATCAGCAACTACTGGTATTTTGTTTGCCTCCTTGATTAAGTTGTTTAAAAAGCTCATATGTTTTCTCCTTTCTTATATTAACATGCTTGAACTGCATTCCATATCTTTAAACCAGCCTTTGGCTTCTCGTTTTTCTTTCTTGGTTTCCATGAATAAGCCGTGCGGTAAATCGAGATATCTTATATAATATCCATCAGTGTTTTCAAACGGTACTAACTGAATATCAATCCATTCATCAGTCTTATCGTTTTCATCCATATCGATCTTAGACCACCCAACAATGTTTCCAAAGTTTGTAGGATGTAACTCAAGATCGTTCCTAAACTGATTCAGTGTTACTGTCTGATTTGGACTCAAAGCTAATTTCCTGTTTAGCTTTAGAATAGCTGATTCAACTGTCGCTTTGTCTGTATAGAATCCTTCGTCCGTCAGGCTATCAATGAAGAAGGTCAATCCAGTCGTATCTGCGAATCGTGATTCTTTTTCAGATACTGTTTTCGTTATTGGTGTTCTACTTGCTTTCCAGATGTCTTCTTCTTTTTCTTTGCCTACCTCGTGTACTACCTCTTCTCTGTATCTTTTAAAGTTTGCCTGTAAAATGCTCATAGCACCTGCCAATGCAGCGAGCTGTTTCTTATTTAAGAAGTTTGATCCAAAGATGCACCCTATTGTAGCAGCGCCAACTACAATAGACGGAGCATAAATCGGAGCCGCAACCTTTACTTCTTCAATAAATGTAAGCTCTCTATGCTTCTTTTTCTCGACCTCATCGATCTTAAGTGTCGCCTTTATAGATGCCTTATTAGTAAGCACATTAGATACGACTACGCCTATAGCCGCACCTATAGACAAGATAGTAGGCATGTTTTTTTTAATAAAATATCCTACCTGTTCAGTATTCATTTTGACTCCTTTCTAGAAAAGCTTAAAGGCCATGTTTCCATAGCCTATAGCCGATCACTTAATGATTCTCACAATGTTTAATGTTGAAATCCACTAATGCTTTGAGGACTTCAGGGTTCTTTACATTCTCATTGATCATCAGGTTGTAACAGCAATTCATTCCCTGGTCGAATCCTTTATGGTACATCGATTCCATGCCATTTGCAATGCCATGTCCAATACGATTACCAATCAGATAACAACCAGCTAACCACGCTACTACTTCAATCTGATCTTTATGATCGTGCACAAACTCCTTTACTCCGTTCAACTTCTGTTTAGTTTCTTCTTTCATTTTAATACTCCTTTCGTGTTAAACAATAAGTTCTCATTATAATACATGACTTATTTGCGATAAAGAAGAGAGGACCTGAATTAGTCCTCATCCTCTTTTGAGTCGGTTGACTCTATAGCTTTTACCCTTTCATCGACTGCTTCATCGATATGCATCTGTGTTAAACAGATTCCTAAGAATCCTGCTATCGCCGTGCATCCGATCTGTCCAATCTTTAACAAAGTTTCTTTGCTCATTTTATCACCTCCTATTATATACTATGATTTAGTTGCGAGACGGTTGAGTTCATTCATCATGATGTGTATGTCTTCAAGCCTGCCTGTTAAACGTTCTGTTTCCTTAATAATTTTCAGTCCTTCTGCCGATTCTTCATCTGGTAATGATTCTGCTTCCTTGTTTAATTCTTTTGCTCGTGCCAAGATTTTCTCTGCCTCTCTGTTAGCAAAGTCAATCATTACTAATAACTTATTGGTTTCTATGATTTTTTCTACTGTCATATTTAACTCCTTATAATTTACTTGTGATCATGTCTATCGCATACTATCATGACTATAAACGCGGTTAAAACTGCTAATAAGAATGTATCCATAATAACTAACTCCTAATAAATATCAATGTGGTCTACTTCGCTTTGCCATTGTGGGTAGGCGTATGCACAACTGCCATGCTCCTTAACTTCCGATGATAAGCTTGATTCATTTACAACGAATTCTACAATTGATCCATTTGCATTTTGACGTCTCGTAGAATCAGTATCTTTATCCGATTTGCAGTCAGCAAGTATACCAGTTATCGTTGTACCGTTCTTTAACACAATATCAATGTATTGTCCAACTTGAGTAGTGTAATATGAGCCTACAGCAATACACCAACGTCCATCGTATGTCCAAATGCCAGACGAATCAAGTCGATATTTTGATTTCATTTCATGTTGGTCCGTCCCTACACTCGTAATACAATCTGCATCCATGTATGAGAAGAACCCATTTTGATCTGGAACTGATTTCGTATCACCGATGGGAGATCCTACAACTGGTGTATCGTTTTCTTCCACACTAATGTCCGGTTCAAAGTGATACGGTGTCATGTAAGTATCTTCTAATTCAGCAATTTTTCTTTGCAGTTCTTTTACGATTCGGTTGGTTTCTTCTTGCTGTTTATCATACTCGTATCTAGTCCATGCTCGAAACGATCCCAGGATCACGATCATGATAACACAGATTATGAATAATTTATCTTCCTTCTTCAATCTCTTTTCTCCTTTTCGCTTCGTCGTAGTCTACTGGAGTTGCTGTCCAACAATACCAGCTATCCATTACGCCCCAATCATTATGAGCTCTGCAATCTCCTGCACCATGATTGTATTTATCTGGTTTGCTTGTCTCATGATAGAACTTACAGTCTCTGCAGAAACACTTCTGTAACTGCAAATATAAATACCGCTATTACTCCAATGCTTGCAAATATCTTAATCATTTTGACTCCTTTCTAGAAAAGCTTAAAGGCCATGTTTCCATAGCCTCTAGCCTTAACTTTTTGTTCTTAGATCTTTGTCTTTGGGAAGATCCCAGGAAATGCCTTACTGAGTATTGCACCTCCATTACCTTCGAAAACCATAACTCCGATGCTCAAACCAGTCCAAGCTGCCAGCGTCAAGCCAGACTTGATCATTTCTAACTTTGAGTTAGTTTTGGACTGTAACAGTTCACGTTCTCTAATGTCAAGCTCCCGTTCTTTGTTGCTCATCTCTTTTTCAGATAAGCGTTCTTTACTAAGGATCTCTTTCGTTTTGAGATCGTACTCCTGTTTGAGTTTATCCTCTTCTAACTTCAATTTGTAGAAATCGACTAAGTTTCCGGCAATAGCGTTTCGCTCGTCTCCGATTTTCTCATCAAAGAGTTTATTGTCCTCCTCGATAATTGTCTGTTCCAACACTTCTCTTAAGTCTGTAGTTCCTTCTTCTCTTGCCATTTTAAACTCCTTTCTAATTTACAACAAGTTCTCATTATAAGCCTTGTTTTATTTGCGTTTCTGGCATACGTCGCACTTCGAAGGTTACAGTATCTGACTCATACATTTCCTTGAGAGAATCTTTATCTTTAACCTCCAGGGCACAGTAATATGCGTTGTTGTCCTCCTCGTCCCTAGCCATTTTGATGATTCCAGGGCAAGTGGATTTCAGTGCTCTCTGGCCAACATGCACACCTACACAGTATGCAACAGTTACTAATATAATACATAGAATAATGTTCATTTTATTTACCTCCTAATCGTTTTTCACAATTTTTTACTGTCCTTTTTAACATAAGTACATCTATAAACTGGAACCATTTGTAAGAGAAGTAAATCCTTACATATTTTCGCCTAGGAATGAATGCTAAAATTTCCCAGCCTCTGTCAATTGCGATTGCATCCCCAATTATCTCAGGCCACAACGGCAATTGTTTGTTAATAGATACATCGACAAAAGTTTTAAACATATTTACCTCCTATTTGTTGCTGTTTTCAGGGCTTCCTTGAATTCCGGATTTTGCGAATGCCGAGATCGATTTTGCGAATTGTTCCGATGATACGCGTTTCTTCGGTGCGAGTACACGATTGAGTGCATCGGCTGCACTCTGATATCTGAGCTTATTAACATAGTTTTTCACCGCCTTTTTAAATGCACATACTTTATAATACTCATACCATTTATAGCTTACATAGAAGCTTACTTTATCTGTTTCATAGATAATTGTATCTACATGGAATCCAATAACATCCAGTGTATGATTGATAATATCTGGCGTCTGGCCTGCTCTAGGGACGATTATACATGTCTTAAACATTACATTCCCTCCTTCATAGTTTTAAACAACTGATTAAAGCTGTCATCATTGAACTCAATTGCATGGTAAATATCTTTCGAAATGTTCCTGCTATCGACTGGAGTATCCTTTGGTAACTTACCAGCGATTAACGGGCTCTTGCCAATTGTCTTCATTACTGAATTCAGCTCAATGTATTTTGATAGCTTTACAGCCTTGAGCCCAGACAAATCAATAGGTGCTGACGTGGTGTGCATATCAAATATATTATTGTCCAGGTACAGCATCTTCTTATCGATATCTCTTGTTGAGAATGGAATAATCATACTCTGATCATTATCTCGATATAAGAATACTGCAGACAACATACCTCCACAGATCGGAACTAACCGAATAGAATTGCATTCCGACGTCACCTTACTCTCATTGAAATTACCATCCAATCCCATAAAATCTTCAACATACTCTACTACCATTTTTGTTTCCTCCTTATTTTTGAATAAATTTATTGCAAAGAGTCTCTCTCTTTTGCTCTTTTTCTTGATGTGCTATCACTAGTTTTTAACAGAATGCATGGCTTATTGTCAAAGAATCTTTTATTAGGATACATTGTATCATCCAATAATTGCACGCCTTCCATTATTACTTTTCTGGAACCTTTGAATTCCTCTCTTCCAAACTCTTCTGAGAGTTCAGCAAATCTATCTACTTTCTTGAAATATGCCTTTACATTATTTTTGAACAGCTTCCCATCGTTTAATGAATTGATATCAAATCCATTCTTCTTAAGGAAATTATTGAATTCCTTATTTTTATTTTTGTTAGCTTCTGATTTATTTTTCAATTCAAAGTAGCTATCCAAATGAATTATGCTAGTATTTTTATCTGCTAGAGCTAATGCAGCTGTCGATTTTCCAGAACCGCTCTTACCAGATATGTACAATATATTATGGTCCTTATCAGTTCCGAACTTATCAAGATGTTGCGTCTCTGCGTTTCTCATATTTCTTTGATTGTAGTGCCGAATCTTTCCAGCTTCAGTTAAACTACCATCACTATTTTGGTATCTTCTCACACCCCATTTCTGACCTATAATACCATGATGAGCTAAATAGTCTGTTCCAAGTTCCCTATTTACGAAATCATACAACAGGACTGTCTTGTTACGTTCAATAATATCTTTTGCTTTCATTTTGATCTCCTTTCTGAAAAGCTTAAAGGTCATGTTTCCATAGCCTTACTTACAATAATTACCCCTGAAATTACAAATCCGATCAGTGTCATTACGACATAAGTAATTGATTTACTAAATAATCATTTCATTATAATTACCTCCTTATGATAATAGTTTATTTCTCATTATAGTACATGAGATTTTTTGCGAGAAAAAAGAGGAAGCTAATTATCTGGTTTCCGTGCTCCATCTTTCGATTTCGTTTCCATAAGATAACTGTCAAGCCCAGGTCATTAGCCTAGGATTCGCTTACTCCTCATTATAAGAATTGAATTTTTTGCGAGAAAAAAGAAAGAGACCTTGAATTAGGCCTCCTTTACTTGAAACAAAGAATTCCAAAATGTTGTATATTCTTCAACAGTTATATCACTCTCAGGTTTGATCTTCAAATACTCTCTATTTTTCTATCATCTTCCTCAGTGATACGCTCTGCTGTTCTAATCTCTATAAACATAATAAATACCTCCTTTTATTTCTCATTATAATATATGAAATATTTGCGAAAAAAGGAACGGGCTTTGAATCGCCCGCGTCCCTAGATTTCTATTTAGTTTTTGTTTTGATTTTTCTTTTTACGTTCGTAATACATCTGTAATTGTGCATACTCCCAAATTGATGCTAAGTACCCAACAGCACTAAATCCAATTCCGATCCATAGACCTACGTTGTAGATCATCCAAAATCCAATGAACATTAGTAATGTTGGTGCGCATACAAAGCTTAAAGCTGCTGCAAAACCAAATGTTCTTTCCATAAATTTCTTCATAATAGTTTACCTCCTAAATGTTTAATCTTCATTATAACACGTGAATATAATGCGAAAAAAGAAACAGTTCATGAATATCCAGCGACATTTTGACGTCCCTAGGCCATTGTATAAATAGTCTAGGGACATATATGCATACTACTGCCTTTTTGCCGAAGCAGCTTTGCGTTTGTTATGCTGGCTAGTGCTAATACCGAGCAGGGCACCAAGAAAAGTATCTACTGCAGTAATAGTTCCTACGACCTGGTCTCCATACGGAAGCCCCCAGATGGTAGCAAGTGTGAAATACAGAGTACCAATCGCTGGTAAGGCAATCAATGCAATCCATTTAAGAATATCATACTGTTTATTTGTTAACTTCATTTTGACTTTCTCCTTCCGATATCGGTGGTACGGTAAATATTTTGAGTCGGTTGACTCCTTCCATAACCCTCTTTGCTGAGCCATTTCCGCCTAGAGCTTTGTACGGTTCATAAAGATAATCACTCAGATTCTCATATTCATCTTTTGTGATCCATCCACGTTCGATGTATGTCATTCCTAACGCTACAATGCGGTCGTGGGCCAGTCCAATTAGCATCTGACTTTGTAATGATTTTTTGTCATCTTTTTTCTGTAGCCAAGTCCAGAATCCAGAGGATGCAATAACCGAACACAACACAGTAACAATTATCGATATGATGCTTTCCATAATTTCCTCCTTATGCGATTACTCTGTCAAGTTCATAAGGAATAAACATCCATGCGTCATTACCTAATACGGAATAAGCTATTGAAAATATCTTAGTTCCATAATCGGCTATAAAGTTGCAGACCCATTCTTCCGCCCATATCCAATATTCTGGCTTTACAACCTTATGAATATCGTCTAGCAAATTGTAACTAACAAGAGCACAATGACCTAGCTCATGGATAAGAACTTTCATAAGGAGTGCACCAGATAAGCTCCTCGACATGAAAATAGTTGCAAGGTTTGGGTCTGTGGTGGCTAATGTCATTTTTCCAGTCCTATCCATAAGCATTTTGTCATTTGGGTTTACGAACTTTATCCTCCATAAATATCCATTCATTGAGAATCTGTCCATAATCGCAGTTCTCTTTAGATACTCATGCTGTCTACTAATGTAGAAAGTTCGGTTTTCATTCTGCGTTTCAATTCAGGGCTAGCTTCGCTCCAAATATCGCGCATAGAGACAATGGCTTTCTCGACATGTTCTTCTCCATGCTGTTCCATTCTCTCTTTATCTTCTGATGATCCAGTTTTCGTATAATGTTTTCTTGCATCAGACCAAGAATCATATGCAGCCCCATAAGTGCTAACTGGTTTATTCATCATTTTTGGATCATTTTGATCAATGTAACCGTAACGAAGTTTCATTTGATCTGCAAACTCTGTTGGATCTCCAGTGAGATACTGCTGCATAATGTAGTCTTCACCTTCTAAATATGGCATATATCCATATCTAGTTCCATGCCCAGTTGAAGCGTATCTACCACTAGAAGTATAACGATTTGGGTTGTAACCGTAAGATCCATCGCCCATAGCTTCCACAATCGACTTGTAATATTTCGACTGCATGCAGTAGTTCTCGGCTTCGTAAATGTCTTTGATCATGTCAACAACTTCTCCCATTTCGTGGGCATCTACGCACTCAATCCCATGAGAAAGCTGCTCCTTTACTGAGTCTACAAGAGTTGCCTTAATAGAACAGAGATCTTTCATCTTTTCCATTTTGACGACACCTCCTTAGGCAAGCCTACGAACAATAAAAGCGCTGTTAGCAGCGACAGTTACGTCCGCAGTACCATTATTAGTTACGGTTATACGATCGTAGTCCCCGCAGCAATTCTTGATTAAAGTTGAAGTAGCTACGTTGTTAGAAGCGTTAGCGGCTCCAGGAGTAGCAACCATAGTTGTCTCTGGCAGGGTTACGCCACCTAATTGAAAAGCAAGCTGCACTGGAGTGCCTGCGACTGCACCAGAGATGTTACCAGCAAAAGAAACTTCATAAATACCATTAGCTCTCATTTTGACAGATCCTGTGTTTTCCCTATGGCACTCAGCACAGCCTGTTTTGAGAAGAACTTTGTCAAAGGTAATGGACTGACCAGCAGGCAATACCTGGGCAGTAGTATTTGATAATTCAATCATTTTATAATACCTCCATACAAGGGAGAGCCAATTTCTAGACCCTCCCTAATCATTTTGACGTTAATTAGCAGCAACCGTTATTAGTTGATCCGCAGTAGCATCCAAACCCGTAATTAGCATATGGATTTGGTACTGTAAATGCAGGAACAGCAGCCGGACGTAACTGATTAACAAGATACTGATTCTGAGCACACTGAGATGCTGTAAGTTCCAGTTTGTTAATAGCAGCCTGCTGACTAGCGATTGTCTGATCTTTTGCATCCATCTGCATTTTGACCATTTCATCATGCAGAGCGCGATAGTTGGCATTATCATTGTCAATAATGTCTCTTGTCTGATTTTGAATAGCGTTAGTGATAGCGCATGTATTTGTAGCCATATCATACTGAATCTGAGCCTGACCCTGACGGTTCTGGCAGCAGCAATCAGCTAACTGTGTCTGGATAGCATTTGTTGACTGTAAATTTGCGATATTGGAAGCATTAGCACTGTCACTAATAGCATTATGAATAGCGTTAGTGGACTGCAGCATGCTAGTATTCATAGCATAGAATCCATCGCAAATTCCATTGTCAATGCCGCTAAGCTTGTTAAGGATTGACTGGGTATCAAATCCTCTCTGGAGATCACCGTTAGTTGCACAGCCCTCTCCATTTCGTCCCTGGCCACCCCAGCCATTTCCCCATCCGCCGAAGATAGCAAACAGGATGATTAACACCCACCATCCATTTCCATTACCCCAGCCATCACCGTTTCCATCTTTTGTAACAGCAGCAATATCTGCAAGACTTGGTGCACTACCCATATTAAACATAATTACTTTCTCCTTATTTTACATGAAAGAACTGTTCTGCTTGTCTAATAGCATCTTCTTTACTTACACCCATAGACTTACAAATGTTCTCTGCAATCTCCTGCCCTTTTTTCTCATCTCCAGATTGAATAACATTAATCATACTTTGAGCATTTGGGTTATTGGCAATATTAGGATTCTCCTTTAGAATCTTCATCGCCATTTGCTGAATGCATTGACTTATCATTCTTTTTGTCCTCCTTGAATCGCGACTTATTTTGATGATTTTGCCTTTTGAGCATGTTTTCTATTCTGTCAAGTTGAGCTTTTAATTCTCCGGTGCTATCACCATTTTGACACTCTGATTGAGCCTGCTCATTCGAACTTGGAGAATAGATAAGACTTTGCAGAACACCATTACTGTTCCACTGCTTGGCAATAATGCTCTTACAATCTTCTGTCATGAACAGGCAAATGCTACCATCCATCGGTATTTCTGCAGGTACAATGTCCTGTTCTGAAGTTACAATCCTTCCTCTGATTGGAATAATTGGTTGTTGGTTCGCCATCGCATTTGACAGATTAGGCTGCCCTACGGCCCGGTTGTTCATAACTTGGGGATTATGATTTAACCTTGGTCCTCCATTCCAATTTGGTTGGTCTACAGGACCCATAGGCTGTCGCATTCCCTGGGTATTGATATTTGGTGTATAATCCATAGCAAAACAGCTCCTTTCTTATTTTGATTGAAATGTTCTTATCCCTAGACACAAACGAGTAAAAGTCTAGGGATATTATTAAATTTTCTTTTAACGTCGCTTGGACGATCAAAAAATTACTGCAATGGAATCACCTCCCTAAACCATTTTGATTTATGCTAAAGACTCACTAGTAGCCTCTGATTCTGAGCCGTCAGTTGTAATAACTGGGTCATTCTTGTAAGCCCTGATAGTAACATCATTAGATAATCCATCATGAATCTCAATAACGTTGTCCAATTTGAACCCATCGAATGTGGTGACATTTCCATTGTCGTCTGTGATCTCCATATGAGAGATATTGTCGGCATTTCGGGCCGTAGAAGCGATCCTGTCAAACACTGCTGGGGATTCATATGTTGAAGTAATGTTCAGATAAGTTCTACCTGATTGATTCTGAGCATACTCTCTTGTAAATTTGCGAATATCAACTGTCGTTCCGTTTCCGAATTTAAGTTTCATTTTGATCCTCCTTACTTAATTCTTTAAGCATATTAAGTTCTTCCTCTCCGATAATAGGAATGGCCCATTCGTCCGGGCAGTATATTTTGAATCTCTGTTTCCAATGTTTCTTACGATACCACTTATTCCAGAAGTATGCATTTGCAAGAGATCGAGTCTTGTGCATATCGCAAATATAAGTACAACGAGAATCTGGAGTTCCATTTTCTTGATAGTTGTACGCAGAGCACCAACTGCAACCCTCAGCTATAGGACAATAGAAACACTCGTCACTAGACTCTGTTCTTCTGTCGATCTTATTCAGACATTCGACGCATTGCTTGTCGCATGTTCTCTGTGCAATCCCGAAATTTACGTGACCAATTCTAAGAGGCTTTCGAGATGTTCCTAGACTGCTCTCCATATATCTTATACATGGATAAAGCCATCCGTCCGGGTCCATCGCCAGCATAAATCCAGTTCCTCCACACCAGTTTTCGACATCCGTTTCTTCCTTTGGTTTGAAGAAGTCATTCTCGAATAATGCCATGAAATGGTCGTCGGCTAAGTCATTTTCAAGCCAATAATCGGCTAACATTTTGAGCTGCTCATAATAGATTTTCGCGTGCTCCAATGTCCATCCTTTTTCATAAACGACATTCGCATTGATATCTTTGTATCCAAGTTCTACCATATGCTTAATCGCCGAGAATAGATGCTGCACATTACCTGGCGCTATGGTGATCTTAGAGCCCATATAGTATCCCCTTGATATCCAATCTTGGGCTCCAGCTACTGCTATGTCATAAGACCCAGTACCATCTGGAAAGACTCTACAAGCATCGTGCAGAGCCTTATTTCCATCGATGGTAATTGAGAAAGAGAGGTTATGACGCCATTTGTTCAGGAACTTCTGAACCTTAGGCTCAAAATATAATACACCATTTGAGCAAATCGAAATACAAAATTTTGTTGCCCATGGGTGCATCAACTCGATAGCCTTATCATAGAAATACGTGCAAATCTGATCAATAAGATCCACACATAAGAAAGGCTCTCCGCCAATAAACTCAATGATAATACCAGGTGATGTAGAGGCGTCGATGTAGTTACCGAGGCGTTCATCTCCAGTAAGAAGCATATCAATAAGTTTCTTTGCATCTTCGAACTTCATTTTTCTCTTGCCTTTGTTTATCTGGTAACAGTAGGTACAGCACAAGTTACACTCGTCTGTCACTTGAAAGGTCACGGTACGAGATAAAGTTCTTCTGTCAGATGCATTATTTGTAATAATTGTCTCAGGATACAACCTTCCGATCATATCCTGAAACTGCTCGAACTTCTTCATAGACTTAGCCCTCTAATATGGTAATGTGTACGAGGTGCTCTGAAAAGTCTGTTACTGCCCATCTGAATTTAACATCTTTTCCTTCATGCTCCAGAACACGAGGCTGTAAAGACTTTTCTAACTCAGCTTTAGCAATGTCGTAGGAACACTCAGCCTCTTCAAGCAGTTTGTGGTAATGCTTAAATGGTGCTGAGTCCAGCACTGAAGCATCCGTATCATCTTTCGCCGACTCAAGCATATGAGCTACAACGTCTTTTCTAGTCATAACCTCGTATGCAAGTCTCTGTAAATAGTCAGCTGTCTCTTTGTTAAGTTCTAATGTAAAGTTTTTCATATTAGTTAACTCCTTTTCTTTTAATAGTTTTATATTCCTGTTATTTTGAATGGTATTCTAATTACCTTTGACCCCTTAAATATTGAACCAACTTCAGGATAATTTTTAGTAGTGTTATATTTATACCAAATTAAGTCGAACCTAGTGCATTTTTTATTTGCTTGTGCGGTCTCGTTCGGTGATACCATTATTTGGTATCCTTGACCGGCGTTAATGACAAGACCGCTAGCATTCTCAATTGTTACAGGCCAATAATTATCTGATGATCCATCATGGTTTGGATTATATGTTATGTTCGAATCATTAAGCATTACGAATAGAGGTATTGGCAATTTATAGCCTAACTGTTTGAATATGGTATTGTCAACTACTGTAAGTCCATTGGATAAATCAAACAATATTTCGCTATTCTTTTTATCGTAACGTATTGATATTCCAAGATCTTTAAGCTCATAATTAGAATTATTAGCATAACCGACACCTGGAAGCACTTTGTTCCACAATGCTTTAGAGTATATTGGTAGCATCATTCCATTGGCAATCAGATCTACTGTTGGGTCCTCAACTCCACCTTAGACTACAGCTCCAAATGCTTGAGCTTGGCATGTACCAGTACAAGTTGCAGAGCAAGTTGTTGCGCATGCGTTTTTACATCCACCACTACATCCATTACTACAACCATCGCATCCCGAACCACAACCAGAACAACCGCTACATCCTCCAGAACAACCGCTACATCCTCCAGAACAACCAGAACAGCCTTGACATCCTGTTGTACATGCTGATTCACATGATCCTTCGCACCCACTACAATTACTAAAGCAACCAGCGTAACAAGACCCATCACAGCCAGCATAGCACCCATCGCAATTGCCTCCGCATCCACTTGATCCAGAACATCCTCCACAAGATGAACATGAAGAACACGAACTAGCACAGCCAGTACAACTATAGCATGTGGCACAAGCCGAACCCTTTCCTTTCGATGAACATGAACTAGAACAAGATCCTCCGCATCCAGCGCATCCTGAGCACCCTTCACAAGATCCTGAGCACCCACTGCACCCACTGCAAGATCTCCCACACCCTTCACAAGATCCAGAACATCCTCCTTGGCATCCACTGCTACACCCTATGCAACCAGAGCAAGCATTACACCCGCCGCAATTACCAGAGCATCCTCCGCAGCCACTCGAGCCGCTGCCACCAGATCCACCAGATCCGCTACATCCACCAGAACAGCTGCTACATCCGCTACACGTACTACCGCATGTCCCTACACATAGACCAGAGCATGCTCCACGACATGAAGAGCTAGCCCCATCGATTGGCTCTTTAGACAACGAGTCAGTGTAAGATAGTAATTCGTTGTTGAATGATGACGGAATCTTAGAACCAGTCTTTAAATCGGCAGTGTTCAAGTTTCCATGATCTTTAATATTCAATAAAGGCTCGACTACTTTTTTACCTTGGTCCGCTGTGACTTTGGTTCCGGATGTAGGAGTTGTGGAGAAGTCGTAAGATGCAGATGCAAATCCAGTCATAGAACCATTGTATGCTCTACGTTGCATTTCGGTTTTTACCTTGGCTTTAAGAGTGTTCATTTCTGCCGCGGTAAGAAAATTAGGCATTATCTTCACCCTCCTTTTTAAAAACTTTATTTGATTTTTCCTCCCGGGGATTTTTTATATCTCGTTTTTCGTTATCTTTTACAAAATGATCAAATCCCGATAAATACATTATATATTACCCCCATTTTGAATTATCCCCACGTCGCTGCTAATGGCATCCAGGCAGAACCATTATAAAACCTAGCTACACCTGACGTATCAATCCATAAGAGTTTGGTATTAGTTGGAGCTGTAGCACCATAATGATATCCTCCAGGATCATCTGATCCAACTGGATACCAACCTGGACCTCCAAAAGAACCACCGTATGGTATGTAAACATGCAGCATTTTAGTAGATACATGATAACATAACTGGCCGTTAAATGGCTTAGATGGAAAACCACCCTTTTCGGAAATATATATTCCAGTTTCAACGTGATGCCAATACTTTCCACTATAAACGTATAAAACACATGAACTGTATGGGTCTACCCACAAATCTCCAAGTTTAGGATTGGTCGGTCTAGTTGATCCATAACTAACGCCTCCAGACTCTGCTGATTTCTTAATCGACTCTAACAGGTATTTGCCATTTGGTGCATCGGCGTGGAATGACTGAACATTGCCCGGAGAGATTATATGAGTAGCTCCATCAAACGATTTTAGATCGAAATTAGGGAACTCTGTAGCCTGAGTGATCTTCATAGTAGAGGATTGGTATGGGGCGAATACTGTGGTGTCAGAATCGTCAAGAGTTACCATGATGTCCGAAATCGTAGCATTAACATTTGAAGCTGGGTAATTATGTTGAGTCGCAATAATGACATGATGTTCGCTCCAATCATAAGCATCATGTTTTAAAATATCAGTAAAGTTTTTAACGTATACATTTGTATTTGTAAAAACTTGAATGTACGCTTGAACATTAGTTACACTTTTTTTAGCGATTATTTTTAGGTCATGTCCCGCTTTTAGCATTCTCAAAAGAAATGCATTGCATTCATCAGTACTAATAACGAAAGCTAAAAATGATTTTTTAGTTGTTCCTTCGATTTTAATCATTCCTTCTTTTAAAACTGTAAATGTGAGACCGTTATTATTCGCAGTTTTCTTAGCATACGGATAAGCAAGAATATTCTTCCCGTATGTCTTAATATCGTATCCAGAATATGGTACAAATGGGTCGTCAGCGTTAGTTACTATTCTTATATTAGAAACTGTCCCATGAACATCACCAGACATTTTATGATATTGAATTGCATAGTTGCAATAATAGTTTGTCCAATCATAGTCATTTTTTGACAAAGTTTCAACATTAGATACCCAGGAATTATCTTTTTTAAAAATCTGAAAAAATGTATGCAAGCTTCCTTTAATTGTAGTGTCATACTTAGAATATAATGTATTTATGCCATTATCGAATAGCTTCTCTGCATGATTATATAACGCAAAACCAGGTTGCACATTATCGTTCAATGCAGTACCATCAAATGCTATTGTTCCTTCTTTAGTGTATGTCATAGTCACTCCATGTGAAACGCTTCCACTAGCTGTGACATACGGATAAGGCAATAAATTCTTAGTAGCATTACCTAACATTAACGGGGCTTCCACAGTACCTTCAAGATCCGTTTTCGTTGACTCGATAAGCGATACTTTCTCTTTACCTAGCTTCTCTGCTTCCAGAGTAAGTTTAGCTCCAAGGTCACCTTCGAGTTTGTTTTTTATATTTTCAAACCACTTATCAAACTCTGTCTGGGACGCCTTTTCCCACTGCTGGAATGTTAACCAGTTAGCATCATAAGCGGCTTTAATTGTAGCAAACCACTGGTCATACCCATTCTTAATACTGTCATACCATTTCTGATAGTCTGATTTTGAAGTTGCTTCCCAATCGGTAATCTCTTTCTTAGCTGCCGTAAGCCAATCTTGATAATCTTGTTTCTCGCCATTCATCCAGGTATTGAAGTTTGCAGTATTCTCTTCTACGAACCTGTTCAAGATATCTTTCCACTGAGGAATAAGCTGTTCAATGCTGATCACCTCAAGGATACCTGTAACAAATGGACACACACTCGTCCCTACACAGTTCTCAATATCTGCCTGTCTAATGGACGTAACCTCTTTGCCAACCTTAACGTAAGCCAACGGATATTGATGAACTTCCTTAGCATTTGTCAATGCTGGCTTGGTAGGCGTAGAAGATGGAGTTCCTTTAATTAGTTTAATGCTATTCGCCCTTACCGCCTCGACAGAGTTGATCTCCAGAACAATTGCGTCGATTCGGTCCATAAGAATCTCTGATGGTGGAATCGTCACTGGGTAAAGTGCATCGTTGTAACTCCAAGTATGATTGAACCATGCTCGGCCAGTTCCAACTGTTACGTTCATCTGGTTGCTCTGCTTTACAACAAAACAGTCGCCAATAGATGCGAATATTCCATCTCGAATCAAGCCATCAAATAATCTTGAAATGTCGGTAGCATCATATAATCTATCATGATCTACGGAATTAAAAAATCCAGATGCAAAACTCATATTTTTCCTCCTTTATCTTATTCTTTAAGAGCCTACTGGTATTCTATTATCATCGGCACTTACAAAGTCTGTAAAAGTAGGGTATGAAGTTTCCCCACTAGAATCTTGGGACATAATAAATTCCGACACGGTTGATGTCCCTTTAATACCATAGTCGTTTTCTATCTGTACTACATCCCCCATTTTGAAATCTCGTCCGTACACAAACATAGTATGAGGATCAACATCTCCATCCATAGATATGGTATGTGGTTTCTCAGCCAAAGCTTCTTTGCCCTTCTGAGCAACTACTTTAAGTCGCTCGGCGTCGCTCATTTTATGGTCCTCATCCTCAGAAGTAATCGACCCAGCATCAACATATATCTCACATCGATGCATACCGCTCAACTGTTCCTGAGTTTCTCCGTCCCTAGTCACTTCTTTAGTAATCTTCAACGGATTCCCGGATAATGTTTGTGTATCCCCATCTTCTCCAACAGTTAACGCAACATTTGCGTAATCTTCTTTACTGTCCAAATAAGATGTGTTATTTAAGTTTTCAAATGAAGGACTGAATACAACATACGGAGTTAATTGCTGTGCATAAGATCTATCAATACCTTTGTACAGCTCAAACTCGAATTGTTTATTTTCATTTAGTGTAATTTTAAACCCAATTTGCTTCTCGACACAAAGTGAGTTTATTGCCTCGTATAAGTTTTCATGTTGCTCATATTTAGCGTCAATTGTTAAAGCAGTTATTCTGCTGTCTGTACTCTTCTTGAATACAAAGTTAGAAATCTTTCTTTCTGATTTTGACGGCGATATGATAGCGTCATTTATTAGCTTCTGTACACCATCTTGGAAATTGCCACTCAGAGTAGTATTGTCCCAGATTATTCTACGCTTTAATAAGCTCTCAAGGGAATAACCTATTACTTTAATTGTCGGTCCTTCTGTAGCATTTGTTTCTAGAAGCATTCCCTGAATAATCATCATGTGAACTGAACTATCATTTTGAAGATAGTAGTCGTTGACTAGATAAGGGAATACCCCATCCATATCCAAAGTGAGGTATAGTTCAAAGTCTCCATTCTCTTGATATCTATCAGTCCAAATGAAGGACTTGAACCTGTCAATGATGGCTACTTTTTCAAACCGTGAGTTTAATATTGTAGCTTCCATTATTTACCTCCTTAAATCATACTCCTTCATAGATTGTATCATTTTCAATCTTGAACTGAATACTCATTACACCTTCTGTAGCATTGTAAATGAAGATGTTATCTCCTTTCGACAGCTGGAACCAACTAGATCCTTTGCCTAGGCAATTGAGAATATTTGTTGTTAGTCCAGCTCTCAATAATGTAACTGACTTTTCACCTCGCTTGGTATTGATGATAATATCATCTCCAGCGCCATATGCTTGCCCAGTTAAGGTCTGTATAAAGTCAGTATTTATCCTCATAATTTCACGAGTTCTAGCATTATAGATTACGATATCTTTTACCGTATCTAATGCATGAATCGTTATTATTATACCAACTGAAGCATCTCCTTTATACGTTACTATATTCTCGTACATGTGCACGATATCGCCAAAGTTTATGAGCTTTTCAGTTAATGAGTTGTTTTCAAATGGAAATTCAAATTTAGGATTGACACCACTAAACAATGTAAGCGTCTTTCCATTAGTTGCATAAAAGTATGGATCTGGACAAATTACGGAAATCTGAGTTGCTTCATGTTCCTGGAATATTGCAGGCTCATTTGACTCGACGTAACCGAAAGCGTCAAGAGATCTCTGATCCGTTACGAATGTCAACGTGATATATCTCTTGATAGGGAAATACTTATATGTAGTATGCCTGATGGTTTCAATGTCTGTTCCGAATCTAAAGTCCAGATCCATAACAATGTTTCTAGTTTCAAGCTTAGCACTATTGTATAATGCTCCGTCGCCGGTCGCTATCTCACTAGTATTGATCGTGGCCTTTACGGGCCCTAATCCGTCGATGTTTGTTATAGCTAGACCCGAAACCTCAGGCCTAGCTAATTCCATTTCTAGGGATTCCCCTAAATAATTAGTAACAATTACTTTCTTTATCATTTAAGAGCCCCCTTTAACTGACTAAACTGATTCTTTGTCTGTCGATATATCTCTGTATTAGATAATGCAACAGGAGAATTGTTTGTCTGATTGAATGTGTAGTTATTAGTTACATTGGTACTAGATCCTTTTAGAGCGTGACCAGTTTTACCCCTTCCGCCATTCTGTAATGCCGCCAAAGCTTTTTTAAGATTACTTCCCATTACACCTCCTGCCAAACTGCTAGCTATAGAAGCTGCCAAACCAGCGCTAGTTCCAGCTGCAGAAGATCCAGTCGCAGACGTTACCGCGCCAGATATAATTGCTGAATTCGTTCCTAGACTCGATAACCCAGATGTGCTAATGCTAGCAGTCAATGTAGGCATTCTTATCGTTGATAATACAGCGTTTACAGCATCTACTAAAGCTTGAGCAGCACTTACAGCTGAAGGTATTGCACCTTTTATTCCGTTAGCGAATGACGTACCGAGTGAGGTTCCTTTTGATCCGGCTTTTCCACTGCCTTTTCCAAATTCAGACAACGCTTTATCGACTACAGCTTTACAAGAGGATTCTACAGTTGACAATACTGATGAAGATGAAAGTCCAATAGCAAAGCGCGTACCCATAGATTCTCCAGCAGATTTAAAAGCTTTCTTGAAGTTTGTCTCTACGTAATTCGTGAAAGTAGAGCAAGCATTCTTAGCAGATTGCTTTGCAGAATTTGCAACCCCTTCGGAAGCTGAGTCGATTCCAGCTTTGAACTGGTTTCCAGCTTTCTTACCTGAAGACTTGAATGACGTATCTTTTTTAAGTACTTCGTCAAATGACTTAGCTACCGCGTGAACAGTTTTTGTCGCTGCAGATCCTTTGAGGTTCCTAGATGAGCCTTTCTTAGAAGATACATCCTTGCCTGTAGCAGCATCAATCATTCCCTGATACATGGAATTGACAGCTCCTAGACCTGCTTCTTTGTACGAATCAGATACTTCTTTAGAAACTTCCTCGTTCATAGATAATGTATCTTTGTAATACTGATTTATCTGCTTCTTTTCATCTGGTGTCATTTGGAAATACGCATCGACGATATCTGCTCCGTCCAAGCCTTTGTTTATCAACTCTTGCAATAGCCTTGGGTCAAGCTCTTTCGACAACACAACAATTTCATCTCGCCATTTCTTAACAGATTCCATATTATCCTTTGCCTGCTGTAAAATTTGATCTTTTGTCATTTGCATCTTCTCTTTGAATACTGCATTTGTTCGACCAATCTGATCAGCCGTAGCAAGTCTGAATCCTTCGATATACGGTATCGCTTGCGTCCCTAGACTCTTAAGATAATCCAGCAATCCATCTGCAAATCCCATATTCTTTAGTTCCTCGAGACCTTCGATTACTCTCTTTTCGGCATTAACCTGTGACCACATACGATCGATAATGGTGTCATTGCCGAGATCATTTACTACTTCCTCGTATCTCGTAAAGTAATCCGTAGAACTTGAAATGTCGAAATTAACAAACGACGTGAAGCTATCGAGACTACTCTTTACAGACTCTGCCATAGACTTTGCAGTATCTTCGATTTTCTTCTTTGCATCGTCCCAATCGCCATTTATCTTCTTGAGGTTCTTCTCCATTTCTTTTGCTGCTTCTGAAACAGCATTAGGAATTTCTTTTACGTCCTTCTTAACATCTTTTGCAGTTTTCTTTACATTCTTCTTAGCCTTTTTCTTAGCTGCCTCTTTTTCCTTCTTTAAAGCAAACGACTTGATAATATCATTGGCTCCAGATTTTTGAAGTTTGAGATTCTTAACGTATACACTGTTGATTTCTTTACGCTCTTCGTCTGAAAACGTGAGCATCTCTAATACTTTACTAAGATTTCCAGGTCCTTCATCGACCAATTCCTGAACAAGGCGAATATCCCAACCTTGATTGAGCATCTTCTTTATGGAATTCTTCCATTTAACAGCATCTTGATAGGTTTTCTTATAAGAAGCAATAATGTCTTCTTTGCTTTGTTTACTGGCTTCTGCATAAGCTGCATTCGCTCTATCGATTTCTTCTTTCGAAGCATTAGCGAATAGCTTAATGTATGCATAGCCAGACTCACCCATACCTTTAAGAGTGTCGATAAGTCCCTTGCTAAGACCATTCTTGGATAATTTCGCAAGGTTATCCTTCATCTCCTGATAACCATCAACCTGACTTTCCATGTTCTTAAGAACTGTACTCATCTCATCGTCCATAGAATCAGAGAATTCGGAGAATATGTTCCTAGAGTTATCGAATGCAATATTCGTAAACTTAGTATATTCCTTTATCGAATTAATAATATTGTTCCTGTATTCTTTGAACGTCGAGTTAATGTTGGACTGGATCGTCTTTTGATCATCTTTCAGCTGTTTCACAGCATTTTTAATAGCAGTGTTATTTTCCTTAATAGCCGAATTGAGATTCTTTTTGCTAAGCTTCTTACCTGAAGCGCTAAGACCCTTCTTTAAACGGTCTTGAGTTTTAAGAAGTTTCTTCAAAGCTGCCTCGTGCTGATTAACAGACTTAGTGTCTTCCTTATACTGATCTGATTCCTTGTACAAGGCAATAGCAAAATTCTTAATAGTTTTTTCGGCAGTTTTAGTAGCTTTGCTAACGGTCTTAAGTTTCGGTGTTGTCTTAAGCAGCTCTTTTCCTAAACTCTTAGAGATTTTAGTAATCGTCTCATAAGGAGTTTTATTAAACGAGCTTACAGCTTTGTCGAAAGTCTTTCCAAACTGATAAGCGACCTTTATGATTTTGGTCATCTTGATCTTTGCTTTCTTGCTGTTCTTCTTAGACCTACCTGTAATTTTCTTAGAAGTGCTATCATATGCACTAGTTACGCCAGCTCCGGTTTTGTTAGCATTTTTGATAATGTCTTTTGTCGTTTTATCCATTTGGTCTGAAAACGTACTGTTGCCTGCATTAAGAATGCCATTTACAGTCTTCATAACGCCATCAACGTCTTTATTTCCAACCGATTTACTAATGGATTTCTTAATTCCCTTAACATATCCCGTAACTGTTTTTTGTGCTTTCTTAGCACCGTCTTTTATTCCTTTTCCAGCGCCTAGCAAAGCTCCTCGTCCCATGTCAATGCCCGCAAGCTCAACATCTCCAGTTTTAGATTTGACACCTTTGACAAGACCTTCTCCAGCGTAAACTCCAAGTTTATTGGTTTCCTTGGACGGGGAATGAATGTCAAGGGCTTTCTTTATGCCATTAAGAGCTTCCTTACCAACATCTGCCGCTGCCTTGGCAAGGCCCGCGGCCTTATCTTTTATGCCTTTGATGACTCCAGACACAAAATTCTTGCCGACACTTAACCATTTGCTTCCAAAGGATTTTGCCGATTTTATTCCAGAAGAAATAGAATCTTTTATTGTTTTAACCATCGTTGATGTTTTAGACTTAATACCCTTCACGAGTCCACTGTTCATTATTTTATTACCGATAGTCTTAAATAAGTCAATTCCACCGGTTAAAACTGTAACTGCAGCATCAAGTACTGCTATCATCAATTTATTAACAGCTTTTGTAAGTTTTGGGGTATTCTTGTCGATAGCGTCAGCAAGTCCATTGATAAAACTTATAATGAGATTAAATCCCGCATCAATAACATCTGGTAATTTGTCAGATATTGCGTTGACGAAATTAATGACTATGTCAATAGCCGATTCTGTTATATCGCTTATGTGGTCTGCAATTCCAGATATGAAAGCTTCAAGTATATCCATGCCAGCATTAACAATGTTCGGCATATGTTGAGATATTGTCGTTAGTAGTGCGTCTATTAGTCCCACTACAGTTTCCACTATGTCTGGAGCGCATGTATTAATTACATCAAGAACTGTTAGTAATACTGTTTTAACCATATTACCAATAGCAGAAGCTCCATTTGCTATTGCTTTACAGAACTCTACTATTCCTTCTCCGATTTTAGAGGCTATTGCAGGTATTAGACCAGCTATTCCAGTTATAATCACAGATAAGGAAGCTACAATAGCAGTTGCACCTGCTGCGGTCGTACCAGCCAGAGCTGTAAATCCAGCTGCTATAGCTGTCAAACCAACACCAGCCGCTAATAATCCTGTACCTATACCTAATACTGATACACCGATAAGCGCAAATGCACCTGCCATGCCAAGTATAGCTGGTAATATAGGTACAAGTGCCGCTCCAGCAACTCCAATTACTGTAAAAGCACCGGCTAATGTCAATAAACTTTTAGCTATACTACTAACGCTCATATTACCAAGTAATAATAGCTGAGGCGTAAGTATTGCTAATGCTCCAGCAGCAGTCGTCAATGCTATGCTTCCGGAAATTGTCCCCTTCATTGCATTAAGTGCAATTGCTAAAATACTTAACGAACCACCAATAGCAATTAGTCCTTTAGCTATTTCTGTCCACTCCATATTTCCGCTGCTAGACAGTGCCGATGTTAAAATATTTAACGCTGTAACAACCGCTATAAGACCAGCGCCTTTTGCAATCATACCCTTTGGCATAAAATTCATTGCTACTGATAATTCGACTAATGCTGCACCCATAGCAGTAAGACCTTTAGCTATTCCTGTCCAACTCATACCAGAAAACCTATTCGTAGCCACTGCTAACAAATTCATAGCTATACTCAATGAGATCATCGCAGTTGATGTACTGATTATTTTCTTAGCATTTCCTGTTAATGCTGTAAAAGCTGCAATGCTAACAAGTAAAGCAGCAACAGATGCGAGACCTTTTCCAATCTGTTCCCAACTTAAATTTCCGAAATTTTTAACTGCTTGCGATAGGATTAGCATAGCCAAAGATATTGAAACTATTCCTTTTGAAGCTTTTCCAACTTTATCAATTTCTTTTGATATTGCTTGAAAAGCTAACAGTTCTGCAAGTAGTCCTCCAACAGCAGTCAAGCCTCTTCCTATCCCAGACAAATCAATAGAAGACAACTTTTTCATAGCTGATGATAGAATAAGTACCGCAGCACTTATCGATATCATTGCAGCACAAGATTTAGCTACACCTTTCATAGACCCGCTTATTTTACTAAATGCTGCTAATGACAACATTAATTCGCTAAATAAACCACTAATTCCAAGTAATGCACTAGCTAATCGGTCAGGTTTAATTGATGCTATTAGCATTAGAGATACAGCTAATATACCTATTGCACTTGCGATTTTAATAAGCGCATCAGCTCTTAGTTTACTCTGAAATGCTTCAAAGCATTCTCTAACAGGATCTAGAATTTTTGTTATTCCGTCAACCGTCTTTTTAGCATCTTTAAAGAACGAGTTAAATTGTGCTACAAATTTATTTAATCCGATAAGCATACCAGAAATAAGACCTGTATTTAAAATATCAAGGGCCGACTTTATATCACCACTTCTAAATGCATTAGACATTCCGCTCCCAAGCATTTTGAAGAATGACGTTACCTTTCCTCCAACTATTGTTATAATTTTCCATATTCCCTTAAGAATAGAAACGACTCCTTCGAATCCTGGCAAAGCAATTTTCTGGCCAACAAGTTTTACAAAATTAGTTATTTTATTAGTGACTCTATCTATAGCATCGCCCGATTTTGAAATAGCATCACCTGCTGATGCAGTTATTGTCAGTAATCCATCAGCGATAGCGGGAAATAGTTTGCTGGCTATTGCTAATGCCACATTTAAACCATTTCCTATTAAATTAGTCATGATTTTTATAATCGTAAAGAAACCTTTTAAAGTTCTATAAAGTTTGTCTACCTTGTCCCTGGACATTATTAGTTTCTTAGTGAAAGCTTCAAATGCATCTGTTATATTTTTTATTTCTTTTGCATTCTTTTCTGGGAAGATTGCCCTGTAGGCAACCTTAAAAGTATCTAATACAGCAACAGCTGCTGCTAGAATATTTGTAAATGAGTGCATTAATGAATTGCGGCCGCCCATCTTCTTCCAAGCATCTAGAGTAGCATTCTTAGCGGCGAATGTCTTTACTATATAATTACCGATTATGCTATCTAAGAATCCCCAAAGCTTTTTAGATTCTTCGAAATTACCAAATATTGTTTCCCACATGTGTTCCCACCCAGAACCAATCGCTTCTTTCCAAGCGGTGAACATCTGTCCGGCATCCTTAAATTCGGAAGCGGCAGCATATGCTTTTTGTCCTAATTCGGTTGTTTCATCCGTATACTTACTAAGCGTTTTAACGAGAACATCAGTTGTCATCCATTGATACTGAAGATTATCGTTCCAGTTTTTCGTAGCATTGAATGCATCAGATGTAGCTCCTTTAGCATTGGTAGTTGTGGTATAGTAGTCTTCACCCTTTTTAACGACTGTACCTAGAGCAACTGCGGTATCAAGCAAATTCTGTTTAAAATCCATGGTTGCCATATTCGCTACTTCAATAGATTTCCAATCTATGAGCTTTACATATCCAGATGATAATGCCTGAGCAAAGTTATACATCGCATGTGATGCTTGTTCTGCATTTGCGCCAGAAATTGCAGCTTCGTTCGATACACCCTTAATTGCCGCAACTGCATCTTTTAAGCCTACACCGGCATTTGTAAATTTACCGATATTCGCAGTCATGTCTGAGAACGAATAAATAGTTCTATCTGAATATGTATTAAGCTCATCAAGATACTTATTTACTGTAGATAAGCTTTCTCCAGTGGACATAATAATTGTCTGAATAGAGTTCATCTTTAATTTATATTCGTTCCAACCATCGGACATACCATCAAAAGCTAAAGCCGATACTATTTTTTTGCCTGCGTCAACAGCTGCATTTGTAAGTCGATTCAACACACTCATAGCTACGGTATCCATAGCTGAGAATTTGACTTGAACTGCTTCTACTGCTCTACCCATGCCATCCATGTTGAACTTTTTGGTCTCATTTTGAAATTTAGCAAGACTCTTTCCAGACTCACTAAAGTCGATGCTTTTCTTAAGAGCTTCTATAGATTTTTGACTTTGACGAATTTTTTTCTCGAATTGTCCATTCTCAAATTGCATTCGAACAACGTCGTCTTCAACAACTTTACCCATTATCCAGTGACCTCCTTCCAAGCATCTTTAGCTAGCCTATCAAATACCGGTTTTAAAGCCGGGTTAATATAGTCAACCCCCTGAACATATCCACCATTTCTAGTTCCATGCCCATATTGTAGAATAATAGCTATATTCACATGGTTCACTACATTAGAATTTTTAAACACTAAACTTATAGATCCGTTATCGCGCACTATTTCATAATACCACGATGCAGCTGTTACTCCGGTATCAACAGGAGTTGCAGCCTTGAGGGCGGCTACGCCTTCACGTCCGTACTTATTTAATATACCGACGTTAACGCCTTCCAAAAGCTTTTCGAAATAATTATCGAGCTTTTTAAAATTGCCCTCAAGTTTGCATCTGATCATATCGTTTCTCCTTTATTCCGCTAATGTAGAACGTTCTACAAATCCTGTATACTCTTTTCCCTTAATAGTTACCACGCACAGTAACCACACAGATTTTTTATACTTGCTGAAGTATCCATAGCATTCAACCTTTCTCCCAGATGGAATTTCAACCATGAGCTTTTTGTTCCATCCAGCGTCGATACGCATAGGAGTTTTCTTAGAAGTTTTATATAACCCCTTATAAAAATAGCTCGTATGTGCTGCATAACAAGTAGTAGTCGTTAGTCCACATGGCGTATTAATTACTGCATCTACTTCTTTCATAACGGCATTGACATCATAATGCTTTTCTTTAAGATTCGATTTGTAATCTTCGCCCCATTGACCAGCAATCACTTCTCTTGCTACTGTTTTAACTTCTTTACCGGAATGCCGATGAGTGCTAATGCTAATCTTTGGCTGATCTGCATCGTATTTTGGTATGATAAATCCTCTTATGAATTTACCATTGATGCTGACCGTTCTCTTCTTAACAGAATTCTTATAGTTGCCTTCTGTTACGACAAAGTACCCTTCACTCTTGTTAACATAGGTAACCATTCCTACATGTTTTGGAGTTCCTTTGTTGTCTCCGACCCCATTGTCCTGCCAATCATAAAGACAAGCATCTCCAATTTTAGGAATGTAGTTATCATTCTCTTTCCAGCAACCCATTTTCTGTGCCCTTTTAATAAGATAATAACAGCTGCACTCAACTGGCATGATATCAGTATATCCAAGGGCAATTGCTACTGCAGACCAAGTTGTAGCGCACCACGCCATTCCAGGCTTCATAGTAACACCTCTTGGTTTCGTTTTCTGTTTGTTGTAAATATCAAGAATGGATTTATAAGATCCATCTTTTTCGTTTTTGCCAACCCAAGAATTAATAAGGTTAACAGCCGCTTTTCGTGTTCTGGCCATATTATCACCCCTTTGTATGTAATTCTTTTTTTCTTCGTTCATTTTCTTTCTTTTGCCATCTACGGATTTCTTCATTGGTCATTTTCTTAGGAGGATTTGTTTTTACCGCGTACAACTCTATGAGCATAAAAACGCGTCTAATATTCCATTTCTCACAGGGATCAAATGGTATTCTAGCCATAGCTAAGTAAGCATATATTAGCTCGCTTGTTAATGTCTCCGGTTTCCCTTTATCGTCATCACCAATTGTAAAAACCCTAGATGCTGTAGCTGGGTCATCGATATAGTCAATTATTTTTTTAAGTAAACTATCATCAAGTCGCTTAAAAAACTCAACCTTATCGAAAGACCCAACTATCATACAGTACATATAATCAAGAAACTCTTCGTCGGTTAGAGTTCCCTCATCCATAGATTTCAATAATGGTTTATGCCATACTTGCTCCCATTTTGAAATTGCTATTAGGGAATGCTCGAGCTTAATCTTAGTAGGTTTTACAACCTTCCCAAAAGTTTGAGTTTCTTGATCAAACGGCTCATATCCAGGAAGAATTAATTCGAGCATTATTATCTCCTTAGTTTGCTTCTTTCACAGCGTCATCTGTAGCAGCTACAGATCCTGCTACTTCTGCCATTGCTGCTGAAATCGCCTTTCTCTGAGCATCGCTTAATGTAGCATCGTCATATACTCCGGATTCCGCCGCTTTCTTGATCTTGTCATTTACTTCGTCAGGCATGATATTAAGCAGAAACTCGGAAGCTTTTGCTTCGTCCATACAAATTTCCATAAAGAACTTGTCATATGCTGCAGTAGCCTTGAACTCTGCCAGTGCTTCAGGAGTCTTTGTAAATGTACGGCCGTCAAGAGATTTGATTCCGTAAGATGCATCAATAATCTTCTCAAAAAGATTCATGATATCCGGCTGAGACTGTTTCTGCACCATAAGGCTCATGTATGATGTTAAGCCCCCGTTAAGGCTTGTTTCCAATTTTAAAATTTCACTCTGAGTAAGATTGAAGTAGAAATCTTCAGATCTCTCATTTCCGTCAAAGTCCTTGTAATTGATAGTTTTGATAAACATAATTTAGTCTCCTTTCATTCTTAAAAATCCCAGTCTGCATATTTCAGCAGACTAGGAAAAACTTTATTCTGTTTTAAGTGTTACGCCTGTAAGTAAGTATTCTTTTGTTTCTGTCGCGCCTTTGTTAGTTGCTTTAATCAAGATAGACTGCTTATTAGTGTCCTTGATCTTAAGAACTGCCTGATGATCAGACTGGAGAAGTTTAGATGGGCCAGATGTTCCATTTTTAACTTCAACCGTTAATGATTCAGGGAAACCACTCTTTGGAGCAATGTCAAGAGCGATGTAATTACCACTCTGTTCGTCGACTTTACTGCTGAATCCAGTATAGCCCGTCACATAGTTAAGAGTACCAGAAATTACTCCAGTACTCTCATTCACCTTGATATTTGACTGAATGTCAGCTGCCTTCTTGCCAAACAGGTCGTCTTCTCCTGTAATAGGAGTTGCAGAGACGTCCAGTGACGGGTCAGTTATTTTAAAAGTTTAATGATCTCATCTGGAAGAAGCAATTTAGCTTCTGTATCTTCTGTTCCATACAAAGCATCCTCGATCTTCTTCATCTTGGTAGCTTCGACCTTTGTAGAATCGATCTCGAGGTGCGCTGTTGGCTTAAAGCCATCAACTGTAACTGGTGTTGTTGAAAGCTCCCAGCTGAATGAAATTGCCTCTGGGGAATCATTTACTGTCTGGAAGCCTTTCTCGGATGGAGAAGCCTTAGCTCCGTAAATAATGTGAATCTTGTAACCATAATCGTTACTCTTTACATCATTGCCGAGCAATGTGCGGTAAGAGAAACCAAATGTGTCTCTGTTCTGCTGACCAATAGTAACTCCATTGGTAATCTCAGCTGTTCCATTACATCTGTCGAATGCTTCTGGATAAGTATAGGCTTCGATTGTAGCTCCAAACTCTTCTGCTGACATAAGGCTAAGATACTTCATGTTATCAGCATATACAGCAGATGCTTCTGCTCCAGATGGAGATTCTGTAACTGCGGTAAGACCATTCCACGCAGAACCAGCGCCATATTCTCCGTCAATAACCGGGTAAATAACGCCATGATCTACGCCGGTTTCGTATTTACGTTCTCCGGTTTTGTCCCATGTTAATTTAGACATGTTTTTCCTCCTTTAAAATATAATTACAAAGACCGAATGGTACATTCCATCTGATAAGTAAGATCTATTGAATCTCGCAGTGGGAATCTCCACTATCCTATCAATCAATGTACTATCCGGGTCTTTAGTTACCACTTCTACTGCGTATTCTTTATCAACGCTATAATTTTTATTATCTGCTGATCGAATATTATAATCATCAACAGAATATATTATCGCTGGGTATTTTATGTTTTTTATAACTTTTTGCCCAGCACCGGATACATTAGAAGGGGGCTGGAAATATACATTGACACCCTCTCCAACGATATCTTTTAAATATCTATCAAAGTCAAGTCTCGTCCTCATTCCACAGCTCTCCCAACGTTATTATAAGTCTAGGGGACTGCGAAGCATCAACTTCCGTTGCCTTCCACTTAGCCCCCATAAACTCTACCCATCTCATGTCAACGAAATGATCGCGTATATAGGCATCACCGACAACACTTATCTGATTAGAGATTGAAATGTTGCTATTGATCTGCTGTGAATCCTGAAGCCGTCTCGTATTACGAAGAATATCTCCTCGATATGTACGTTCCGTTATTTGCTCAGTCCAAACTGATTGAGCTGTTTCCACTTGCTCTGCAAAGCCGATCTTGCCATACCATCTATTCACGATCATTTCCTCCCATTTTGATTAGTTACCGCTGACTCCAGTTCCTGATCCAGCAGATGCCTTGCTAAGGTCTGCTGTAGGAATTTTTGTCTCGATTGCAATGGCAGATAATGGTTTGATCAGAGCACCAGAGATACGTGTCTCGATAAGATACTTCTGAGCGTTGTAGTCGATATCGAAATCATCGAACATGTTGATAGCTCCGCCCTTGTCAGCACCAATGTTGTAATCCTGCAGGTTTACTATGATACCCTGAAGAGTCAGTGTATCAGTCTTGTCTACACGTGTAAGGTTCTCCATAACCGGAACAGAAACAATCTTTGATGCACGGCATGCTGTAGCCAACTTGTCAATGTTATCGTAGATGGTTCTACCATTCTTATCTTTCAGCAGTAAGCACTCAGTGATAATTGACTCTGGTGCAAACAGCTTTGGATTACCAGAACCCTTGTACTCAATACGAGCTCTTACACATGCTTCAATAAATGCGTTAGCCTTCTCAGCTGCAGTTGACTCTTTTGTAATCGGAATAGCATACTTAATCGTGTAAAGATCGGCATCTTTCCAAATTGGACGAATGCTGTCCTCTTTGATGTGATCGTCACTAGATGTAAGACGTCCATCACCAACCAAGACTGCTCTTGCGATTTCCTCATTCAGCATCAATCGCATTTCTGATTTCAACCAAATAATTACATCGAAATCTGTAATATCGATAATATCGTCGCGATCAATCTTCTGCTTCTTGTAGATTGTCTGCGGGGTAGTTGTTCTCTTCAGTAATGAGAATACTTCCTCCTTCTTCAGCTTACCTTTGATATAACCTCTTGCCCGGGCTTCATCCTCTCTTAAATCAGCGAATACTGATTTAATTCTAGAGAATGGTGTATGGTGCACGCTATTCATTACATCATCTACCCACCCCTGATTTCTAGAGATAAATTCAGGCGATGCATTTAAAGTCTTAGCATCCGGGAACAGATACTCGACATTTGTAATACCATGCGCCAGAAATGATTCTTTAAGAGAGCCGTATCTTTTTCCATCACTGATTGCTTCATTATACTTTTCCATATCCTGATGAGCAAGTGTGGCACCTTCTGCATTTTTCTCAAAAATATTGTGCTCAATTGTTGGCATTGTTTTATCCTCCTTATTATCTGAATTGGTTGTTGTGCTATCGTCTTTTTTTGATGATGAATCAAGGGCATCCTGGACTAAGGCATAGGTTACCTTATACTGTGTATCTGACATCGAATCAAGTACTTCCTTAACAGTTTCGGTATCCTTCGTTGTATCTTTTTTATCTACCGGCATATCTTTAATCGCGTGTGCTACAATATTTTTATTACTGTTTTCCAGGATTGTATTAAGCTGCCCGATGATGCCCTGCAAAGTTTTCATATCCGGATTACCATCTGATGAGTGTATGATTTCAAGCTGCTCACCGGAATAAATATTTGCTTCATAATCTGACATGTTCGGCATTTCCCCATGAGCTAATGCTACATCTTCGATATATGCACCAGGATTTGCTCCTGCAAGAACAAGGCTAAGTTCCTTGATTTCACCATGTTCAACATATGGGCCAACCTGCTTAAGATGATTTGCCCAGATGCTAAGTGAATCCATATCACCATGTTGTACTGCCTCTTTTGCAATACGAGCCTGTTCGGTCTCATTAAAATATCCGTAAGCATATACACCTTCATCGCGGCACTCCATATATGCATGACCTAAAACATCTGAAAGATTGTCATGGATGTGGTTGTATATTAACGGGATCTTAGCGCCATCAATATCATTGAAAGCGCCATGCTTAATAATTCGACCATCAGCGCAAAGAACGTTAAACTTTGTCGCCCATCCTGCAAAATCACAATCCGAATAATTCGAATTTTTAGTTCCCATTTTGAATTCCTCCTTCTGTTTTTTCACCATCTACCGAAGTCATATCATTTGACTGATCGATTTCGGCATTTGATTGTGAAATGTTATTATTTATTAATTGATCTGCCTTAGGATCATCTACTGGCCTATATCCAATTACTTGCCTGAACTCATTAGATGTCATGATACAGTTTCTCGTGAACTTATCAGCAAGCTCTGCAAGATTTGTAGTAGACACCAGTTTGAATGGGTCCCTGAAATATTTAATGGCATGTCCTTTAGTACGGGCTGTCTTAGTTAAGAACTTTCGATTCATCTCATCCACAACTGCTGCAAGTATTGGCTCGACTATACGATTGTAGTAATTATTCATCGTGTTCTCATCCGCTGTGCCATTTAGAATCTCCACAGTCATTCCCAATTGTGAGAACAACAGATTTGTGAAGTACTCTACCTGTTTGAGTAAGTTATTTTCAATAGACCTATTGAGTTGTGTTATATGCTCAGTAGAATCGATGTAAGCAATGCCATATTCGGAGTTTGCCAACTGATCGGTCAGCTCCTTACGGCGTTCTCTTGCCTGTTCCCTTTTCAATTCAGACTTAATCGTGTATGGCAACTGAATAATCAAATCCAGTTTGTTAGAACCGCTTCGATCATCAATGAAGTCAAGAATCGACAGCTTTCTTTTCAAACGATGTGCTGTTGAATTTTGCTCATTCATAATTGCATAGAACGGGTTCTCGACAATCGCCACCATTTTCTTTGGTAGATCAAGTTCCTCGAATTTGCCAGTATTGTCATTGTATATTCGCACTCTAACAGAATGAGGATACCAATTGATTATAGTGGCTGTGCGCATTGACTGAATATCATAGACATTGCCATGCACAGGGTCCATAGTTGTATCGACTGGAACTATAGCAACACATCCTTCGTCGAGAAGCTTCAAGACAATATCCTGTTTGAATGCTCGGGATGCCTGATCGATATTAGCTTCTGTTGTAAGGCAATAATTAATCCCGTCTTCCACATTTTCAGTAAACCTTTTATTATTATCCAACATGACGTGCTCTATATCTACTGCTGCAACATCCGTAGATATCTTATTGTAGATCGTTGTTACGATTGATCGTTCATTACCTCTCGTCAGTCTAGGGCGAGATGGATTATCATAGCTAGCTGTTCCAAGACCAGTTCCATAAAGATACTGTGTCGGATCTTTGTTCATGAACGCATTCCAGCCATGCTTTAATCTGTTTATAAAACTCATGTATAATCTCCTTATTCAAATGCATCTTTGTTTACTTTATATGCAACAAGCGCATCCATTAACGCTGATACATTGTCAATTTTGTCTTCGTAACGTTTCTTGTACAATTTTCTGTTTCCATTTGTATCTTCTAATGTTATACAATGACCCATACAGAAACTCATCAAAGATTCGTCGAATATCAGCATTCTCTTTTCAGATAATTTCTTTATTTCTCCAAGAGGAACTGTTTCAGTTCTTACACCCTGTGGAACTTTCTCGATGCCAAATGATCCATTCTCCTGGGCCCACCTTTCAATGAACTCTTTGGCATTATACGGATCGTATCCAAGAGAGCAAACTTCGTATTGAGAATCTATTATGAATTTGTCAAGGTCGTCATACACCTCTTGCACATTGATGATTGACCCCTCCATAACAACAAGCGTACCTTCGTCGATAAACTCTTGATACTTTTGTCTCATTGCTAGGTTCAACTTACTCAAGGTAAGTGTAGTTATATAACTTCTAACTTTAACTCCAAACATCCCGTTCCGAAGTGGAAACAAGAATGTGAAAGCACAGAAGTCATCACCTTGGGAAAGGTCTGCTCCCATTGAGCACTGCATCTTCCAAAAGCTTCTACGTCTATGCGGAAGCGTTTCTTCGTAAGAGAAATAATATGTATATCCCTCCATAGGAATTCCGAAACGTTTTGCCAGAATATCATTTCTTGTAGCCGGTGCTTTCTCAGCTCGTTCAACGTCTTGCTGGATTGTCTCATAACTAACTGTTATCGGTAGGTTAGGATTAGCCTTAGGCCACATGTCTGGGTCTCCGACTTCCTCTATGCTATCAAGCCTGTAATACCAAATACTAGTATGCCAGTTCTGGTATTCACCTTTGAGAATGTCCATCAGTTCCATTTTGATGGCATCTCCACATCCATTGCGGACGGTACCTTCCGAACTTACAGCTAAGATTACATATCCCTCTATTTTGGCTGCGCCCTGCTCAATAGCGCCAATTGGATCTTCTCTCAAATCGCCTGAGAGCCATTCATCAAGTGTTGCTACTTTTACTCGTAATCCCTGAAGTTTGTTAATACTCAAGGGTTTTATCTCTAGTAATGAATCAGTAAGAAAGTTCTGTATACCTTTTTTGGTACATGCAAGCTTAACACGGTTCGCTTTGGAACCGGTAGTATTTTGAATAGAGCCTTCTGTCAAGAATTTGAACATAGGCCCTCTCGCTCTTGCTATGGCAGTGCTAATTGCACTTGTAACCTCTTCAGCCTGTTTCATTGTTGGGGCTATTGTAATCTGATGTGTCGTTGTTGTATCGACTGTCAGAAAATAAGCTTGCACTAAACTCTCGTATAACGATTTCGCATTACTTCGAGAAATGATAAGATACTGTTTGTTGACGAGACGCTTTTTGACTGATTTCCTTACGAAATGTCCTCCTCGTCCAGAATCGTTTGGTTCATATACAGTTTTCTCAACGTAATAGAACCAACCAAATAATTGCTCTCCCCAAAGTTTAAACGTATCCAACAGTTCCAAGTCTGATCCATCTGTCAAGACCATTTCAGACTCACAGAAAGCAATCCAACCTTCTACAGCATTGTCGTCATAGTATACACCGGGGTTAGCTATCAGCCAATCAATACGGTTCATCTCCATAGAGATCTCCCTGTTGACAGGAATCTCTCCATCAAGAACTTTATCTCGGAACTCCCCGTAGTACCTAGGCGTTGCCGTATTGCTTAGCATTTACATCACCTACTTCTAAATTACTTTATTTGTATATTCGAATGCTTTTTCAAGAGATTTAGATCCTATAAAATCTGCTGCGGAATTTACTGCTTTTCCATTAATATAATTGATACCTCTGTCGAATGCTTTTTCTATATATGGTTTTGCTTTTGCTGTTGCAACTGATGTGATTAAAACGCCAGCTGTTTTTGCAATTGTTTTTCCTTGTTTTTTCATTTTTGAAATTTTACTTGGGTTGTTTTTTAAATATTCTCTTTCGAGATTTGATCGTCGATTTGCGGCTATCAATTCCTGGTCAGTCATACTCTTGACTTTTGTTTTTACCGATTCCGATCTTAAACTTTGTTTCGGATCTTTGCCAGAACCCCAAGGATATCGACCAGAATGACGTTTAGTTCCATAATGAGCTAAGTAGTCATTATTCATTTTGTCTCTTTCCTTTCTCATCATCAGCTGAAACAGGATAGTACATTATATACAATCTCCATTCCATTTCCTTAAGTTGCTCTTTTAAACTATCCATTAACGAACCACTTGTTGGTGGGTCGAATAACAGACGAGTTTTGATGTACACATAATCTTTTATCAAACTTGACTTCTGAGTGTCCTCTTCGAATTCACTCCAGACATTATCTGGACCAGTGATTCGGTATCCTTCTTTCGGACCAACTCCTAATTGAGTGAGAGCTGCAAATGCAGAATTGATATGAATGGTTAAATCCAAGTCAAACTGCTCAAAGTCGTCAGGACATCCAATAAGCTGCTTGATAGTCTTAAGAATGCTCTCTTCCATTGAATTCCTCCTCAATGTTTCCAAGGGCATGTATCATTTGGTCTCCTTATTACAGGGCCGCTACGAACATTTGTATCGTGTCCATAGTGTATGGCATTATGTGTTCGATGGGTTGTCGTCACAACGTTATTCATGTCGAATACCATTGGGTCTCGGTTAAGTATCATCTCTTTGGTAACTGGATTTATGTGATGTATCAACGGTCGTGTTTGTATCTCGTATCCTTCAACACCTAAATCGCAACCGCCATCTCTGATAATTACTTTATGACGAAACTCTCTCCATTCGCCCGATGAATATAATGCCTGATTAACCCATCGGTCATAGCCAAATGTCTCATACCCAACTGAACCAGACAGCATTAAGTATTGCAGCCGTTCTTCAAACGTAGGATACATGATCATTTCCAAATATGATCGTGACATTGGACTTGATCTACTCATCTTCGATACCCTGGTATCTACGCATTGCTTCAATTGCTGCAGCGTATCTCTCTTCACTCTTAGCAGAAGCTTCCAATGAATCGATTTTGGCTTTTGTCTGCTTAGTTTCTTCTCTGAGCTTGTCCTGTTCCAGCTGCTCTCTTGAAGAACCGAGTTTTAAGAAATGCGTAATGACCTGTGATGAGGCTGTGCCTTCACGTAACTGCTTTTCAGCAGCATCGAGTGAAAGATTGATCAAGTACTGTTCCCTGTCTTCAGGAGTCATAGGAACCCTTGAACGCTTCTTTGCGGAAGTAGCTGTCGCTGCTCTTCTTCCCATATACTTTTGTCTCCTTTCCAATATCTTTTGCCGAGATGTTGAATACTTTACGTACTCTCTATAAGAGATCTAGGTATGTTTTAATAACCCTGAAAGGAGTCTTCAACTGAAAGAGGGCCCTTCTATGTGCGACAAAAGAAGACCAAGATCCCTTATAGAGAGGGCGTAAAGCTGTCAATCTAAAATCCATTTTGACAGGATTTTGACCCCCGGAGAATTTTTAAGG